CATTAGCAATGCTATCTGGAACATAAGGGTCTTTAACATTTAACCCTGCGTCTCTTAATACGTTTGCCTGTTCCTCAGAAACATAAATGTGGAAGTTTCTCTTTCCTGCAGGATTGTATCTCTGTTCTGCTCCTGAGAAATTCTTATAAGTTACCTTTGTGTCCTTAATGCTGAAATATGCGTTTCTTTCGTTTGCCATAATATTTTTTCTCCTTTTTAATAATATGTTATTAAGTCTTTATAATAATCTTCATGAGGGATATCAATTATCGCCCCACTTGGACCTACCTTATTTAGTGCAGAAATCGCTTCTCTGACCTTTTTATGGTAGAATTCCATATCTATATCCTGTAATGAAATTTCTTCTGCATGTTTCCATTTAAACCCTTTTGAACCGCCTACATAACCAAAAGAGTTCTTTTCTGAGTCTAAACGGATAATATCATTACCAGTCTTAGATGCATAGCCATGGAAGAATCGTCCTACAAAGTCCATATTTTCCTTAACGTTATATTCTTTGAGTCTTTCTTTGTAGGCTTTCTGAGTTTCTCCAGGTCTAATGTCAGGTAGATTACCTTCATATATGTGACCTTTAACTTGGTTAGTCACCATGTAGTCTCCTAATTCTAGAGGTTCTCTAGAGAATAGAGATTTATAAACATATGGGAAATCGAACTGAGCCCCAACAGCTTTCCACTTACCGTCAATTGTTTCTCCGATAAGTACTGCTTTATTGATTACTGCAATTCTCTTCCATTCGTCTTCAACTTCAAATTCGAAACCATATTCTCTACCGAAATCTCTAATGATTTGTTCTACCTTATCATCAGGGTTTTCGACTTTAATAGAGTCGGTCTTAATATGAATAATAGTGTAGCCTAAATCCATTAACTTATGTTTAAGGGTTATCATAAATAACGCTCCATACTTAGCCACAATATTATCAACATTTCTAGGGTCTTTAAAGTCATTATCAAACTTCGCACTAGTCATGCCGTAAACAGAGTTGATTACCGTCTTTAGAGCATTAGCCAATCCCTTAGCTAATTTAGGGTCTTTGAGGTATTTCTTTAACTTACCTCCAAACTTGTTTCCTGCTTCCTCAAGCTTTCCTTGTTTGATAAGTACACGAATATCAACTAAGTCCACTAGTCTTTGTGTATACTTACCAAAAATGTTTAATGCTTTCATGCTATGTGGATGCATCGATACGACATCAAATGTCTTAGCATGTCCATAGATACCTGGATTGGTATAGACTGCTCCTCCCTCAGACGGACACTCACCCATATAAATGGATTTAGTAGTCTTAGGTAAGGCAGACTCAGGTACTGTGAATTCTTCTTTAGGAATTCCTCTCTCGTCAAATCTATAACCAGGGAAGATTGTAGATAAGTCTGTGTATACAAACTCATCTTTATGATTTGGTTCATCCTGGAATATAATTTTTGAAGAGTGAGCATTCCCCTTTACATTAACTGGAAGCCCACTGATTTCAGACATAATACAGCGTGCTTCATAATCTGAATAGATTGCATCAAATACTGTCTCTGTTGCACGAACATCATTCTTACAATATTCTGCACAACGTTCCCAGTATTCTTCAGGTAATGGTTCATCAAAGTCAAACTCAAATTCGTCGTGTAAGATTCCTAACTCAATCTCAAACTTCTTGAGCGATTTCTTATTTGCTGCTGATGCGTATTCATAAATATCAGCATAAGTAAGATTCTTAGCAACACCAATCTTACCTTTTCCATTCTTAATAATGTTATGAGATATCATATATACCTCATAAGGTGAATAGCCGGCTAGAATCCCATAGAGAATGTGGTTATCGTATTCTCTGTTATTGAATCCTACTAAAGGTTTCTCAAGTAATTCTAGAATATCAGCAGGTGACGGATTAATTACTGATGTAACTTCCTCCTCACCATACTTCTTGTAACAGATAAGATTCATGTTTGGTACAACCTCACAGTCAAAGAACCATAAATCTTCTTTATCGTAAATCTTAGTGTTTAGGTCCTTAACATTCTTAACTGCTACTTCTTCCATGTCAACAACTGTACTCCAACAAATATCATCGAGTAGTTTAGTACAATCCTCTTTTCTATGTGTTGAGAGTGCTGCAAACATATAACAATCCTCTTTCATGTCTGTTAAATCATAATTTACTCCATTAGCTTCCGCTTCTTTCATAATCTTATGAATAAACGACACGTTAGGATATGTATTTGGATGTACCTCTTTTCTAATACACTTCTTGAGAGTACTTCTTAACATATTCTCATTCTGAGTATATTCCATAGTATTTTTATAAATGGTTTCCATCTCCTTCTTTAGAGGTAAACCAGTCATTATATGCGTTATCGCGAATTCCGTACATAATGTTAGTTTACGTCTAATAGATGATTTTCCTTTAAACTTCTTAATTTCAATGTCTGCTGCATATAGAGAGGCTAACTTATCAATATCACCGTCATAAATGTAATGTAAGTGTAATCCTCCGCCAGACTTACTAACTTCGGCATATGTCTTAGGGAATTTAGATGCAGCTTCAAGATTTCTGCTTAAAGACTTTTCTCCATTCTCATCTTTTAAGTCGAAGTCTATTACGATATGATTTTCCGGAACACGAACGAAGTGTAATTTGTCTGTATCAATATCTTTGAGTTTTGTGTTACATACTGCCCATCCAACTTGAGGCGTCCCTTTGTCGTTGGCTAACTGAGCAGGAGCATCGGCATAAATATCATCAAACGTGCTTGGTTGAGTCTTCAATTGAATCCAACCGAAGTCTGTACCAATATCATCAATACCTAACACTTCTGGTACTTCTTCGATTACATTGCCAAACACGGCACTCTTTTGAAGACCCGCATACACATTGTGATATTTTATACCATTCACCATCTTCTGAGTATAGAATTCATCAAACATAGAATTTACCCTGCGCTTGAGTAAGTTCTTATGTCCTTTTGTTGAGTATTCATTATCTTCGAGGTAAACCTTGTAAATATTACAAAGCTGTTTCAAAGATATAAACCCGTCATGAGCATCCATTACTTTCTTAATTTCTACATAATACTGTCTCATGAAACTTAAGAAGTAATCTGTTTCTGCCGCTAACTCTAAATCCTCATAGTTGTCGTAAAAGCTATGTCCCCTTTCTTTATAGTGGACAATAGCTTTATACGCAATGGCGCTCAATTCGAACTCAATTTCGTGCATTAGTTGGTCATATCGTTCTCTGTCAATTTTCTTACCTGTTGGGTAGACTGAGATTGCTCTTCTCAGAATCCCACTATTTGTGTCTCTAACTTTGTAAGGTTGGTTAGAGGCAGTTATCAGAATACCATTAAACGTTGTAGTATAAGGTTTCTGGTATTTAACATTTACTACAACTGGTTCATGCGATGTCATCTTCAATAGATTGGTATCGTCCGCTAAGTTTGACATATCACAGTCCTCATCAACTAGTAATGGAACATCAATGATTCCTGAAGTTGAGAACTCTGAATTACCAGTCAATTTCTTCAAGTTAATATTGCCGAAGTATCCTTCACACATTTTCTTGAAAATCTTGATGACTGTACCTTTTCCCGTACCTTTGCCACCATAGAGATACATAAACTTTTCAACTCGTTTATTTTCCCCACTTAGTAGACACCCCATAAACCAGAGAATTTTATCTTTCTCAGGTTTGGAATACAATTTGTCCAACAATTCGTCGAACGCTTCAGTACTCCCTGGTTTTGGGTCATACGATAAACGCGTAGTCGAATAATCTGACTTTTGTACTTCATCACTAAGAAATATAATTTTCTTGTTGAATTCTACATTCTCCATATCGACATATGTTAAGTATGATATGAAATTTCGATATGGCTGAGTCCCTACAGTTGATGCAAGTTCTATAGATACATTCTTTCCTTCTTGAGTTAACTTCTCTGCTAATGCGTAACAGTCTGAATTCATTCTTCTAAACAATAGCTTTCTATTTGTACACCATTGTCCCATTCTCTCATCCCAGAACGCATAGAAGTCGCCACCTTTGACTACAATATCTTCGGTGTTAGTTAAATCAAATACGGGCATAACTTTGACATCATCTTTACTGCGTGGGTTTGTTATTGAAATAACTTTGTAGAACATCAACATCCTCCTTTCTTAGTTAAGTGTGAAATTTGCCACCAATTGGTAGCATGACTAATTGACGCTTTTTTGCACTTTCAAAAACTTTCTATATATGACACATTTTTACATTTGTGTCATTTCAAAAGTTTTTTTTACTATTTTTGACGATTTTAGTCACTTTTTTAGTCAATTATATAAAAATTAGTCAAATTTAAGCAATTTTAGCCCAAAAAAGACCATTTTTGACCAAAATTTAACCATTTTTCACAAAATTTTCATCAAATTTGACGCTTTTTTGCATGTCAAAAAGCGTCAATCAGTGAAAAAAAGCGTCAATCGTGTCAAAAAGCGTCAATTTTCGGCATTTTTAGAGGGTCCGTACGGGGGAAATTTTCGCTCAAAACTCACTTTTTCGACCAAGTTTTTCGACCAAAGTTGAAAATTACGCCCGTAGGAGTTTAAAAATTTGACGCTTTTTGTTAAATTTGACGCTTTTTTGATTTCCAAAAGCGTCAATTCGCGTCATTTTTTAGTCAATTTCAGTCATTTTTTACCGTTTTTCAGCCATTTTTAGTCAAATTTGACGCTTTTTGTTAAATTTGACGCTTTTTGTTTTTTGGCTTTTTCAGTAAAATTTACCAGATTTTCCTCTAAAATACCATTATTAACTACGCATTTTCACCAATATAAATCTCTAATTGGCTACCCCAATCCATGAAATCTGGGTCGGTTTCTTCATCAATTACAGACCCAAATACGCTTACGCCAGTGTAACTAATATCACTAACAAAGAACTCTTCAACTGCTGCCGCAAGCACTTCATCGTCAATAGAAATATCATCATTCCATGCAACTAAGAACTCACCATTACCTAGCATATTATCCAAAGCATTAGCCTTGCTGACATCTAAGTGATAGCTAATTTCGTCAGCGAAATACATTAATAATTCACCACAAGTAATAGGAGCATCTAAGGCTTCACCAAAGAACTTCTCTCTTTCATTGTTAATATAATTAATAATATTTCTTTCTTCACTAGCCTGAAAGTCACTAGGATACCAGTCATATCCATAGAGCGCAGCCATGATAGTCCAAATCTTTACATCTTCATGCTTGCTGATACAGCTCAGTTTAGAGTCAATATAATTTTCCCAAGCTGTCATCTCGCTTTCCTCCTTATTATTGTTTACAGCTTCAAGACCAACTTTTACTTCATTACGTAATTCATAGTCTTTACGCTTATGTTCGATATCTCTTTCCATATCGTAAATATCATCAAATGTTACATCCTTACTGAATGACTTACCACGGCTGCCGCTAAATGATGAATAGTTGATGTTAGAAATTGCAGTATTCTTATCAACAACGTTACCATCTTTATTAATAACGATGCGACCATCTTCAGTATTATACTCATTAGCAGCTTTTCTTTCTGCCGCTAAACCCTCTTCTTCAGCAATAATATTATCCGCTTTAACCTTAGGAGCTTCAGATTCGTCTCCTAAGGTCTTTTCGCGTCTCTTCTCATACCACAGCACAAAAGCTGTGATACCACCAATGACAACACAAGCTGTTAAGAATTTTTTCATAGTGTCTCCTCCTTACTACAAACGAATATCATCGCTATAGTGTTGGTGCTCCTTGAATGTCTTGTGGGTCAACAATATCTTCACCCACTAAGAATTCAGGTTTAGGTAATGTTACAAACATATCAAAGTGTACATCACCATTATCATCACTTACACGAGTCAATGAACCAGTACTTAAACCAGTCCAGTTGCTTAAACTATAACCCATATAGCAGTCTGCTTTCTTTGCATCATAACGTTTACAGAAACCACCACCGAGGATTGTCTGGATAGTAATTACAGGATGTAGAGCCAAATAATGGTCAATACGAGCGTTAATATCTTCAATCATTACTGAGTTATAATCGATATCATCTGTAGTAAACCAAGGGCATTCTGACATCCAGAACCCTGTAGTCAACTGAGATTTAGGTTTAGCTTTCTTATAAGTAGCAGGCTTACGACCATGAGCCTTTTCTACTTCTTCAACTGGTGTAGCAAACTTCTCATCTACTTCTACACCATATTCTTCCTTAACTTTTTCTCTATAAGTTAAGTATTCAGCAGTTACAGAAGCAAGAGCGGCTGTAGCAGCATTTAAACGGTTGTTCATAATAATGTATGAACCAACAAAGCATCCCAAAGACGCGGCTCCCAGAGCGACAGGAATAGCATAGTTACGAATAAACACCATTCCATATTCTTTTGCAGTAGGTCGAATACATTGTTCAGATACGACATCAATAACTTCCCCTTTTTCATTATATTTGGGAACGCCAATTTCTGGCTGAGCAGGAATAAATCTTCTTTCAAATTCTCTCTTTACGACATCTTGTGAAACATTTTCAGGTAATTCTTCCATTACTTCTTTTACCTGTTCATCATATTTAGTACAAATATCTTCTCTTACTTCTAATTCTTTTAGCTCTTCAGAAGCTTTCTTGCTTTTCTTAGCAGCTAAGACTCCTGCAGCAATACCTAAGACAGCTCCACCAATCATTAGGATTAATGGAGAGTTCTTTTTAGCTGTATATGTTGCATTGTTTACTTTTCTTCTTGCATTTTCAAACATATTTAATTTTCTCCTTTTATTTTAAAGTTCTCTACTTCTTGGCATGTGTAAAATCCACTTACCTGCGTCATTTTGCCCAATATATGCATTATTAATATCAGTCCATCCGAAATGCGTGTCCTGTGAACTATATTGAATGCCGGCAAAAGTGTACAACTCAGAAACTCTTAAACGTGAGCTTCTTCGAATCTGTTCCATACTATCACGTAACACCTCTTTAGCGTCCATGTATGAGTCAAACTCAATATCAGCGTTTCCAGGTGCTTGCTGATAGACTCCAGTCTTAACTTCTCTCTGAGGTCTATAGCGGTTTGTATAGTCAATATTTGACACACTACGTCTCTGCATTGTTGAGCCCAAATCCTTTACAACGTTTCCTGCCGTATAGAACATGTTTTGGTTACTGATAGGTTTTCCTAAGAACACATTCTCAATAACTCCTACACACGCATTACACGCCAGAGCTTTCAGATTAGGCACAATAACTGTATCCATAACCTCAGAACCCAATCCTTCCCAATTAATACTCTTAATAGTACCTCCAATAAATCTAGAGATAATGTTTTTCTTTTTAGTTGGGTAGTCTTGAACAGTTTTGAGTTTACGACCTTTCTGACGGTGAGCATCCTCAGGTGGTGTCAGTTCGCCCTCACTAGGTACGTCTAAATCTACCACATCAGGATTTTTTACTGTAACTTTCTCACCTTTATCAACTACTACATCTTCAACCACTTCTTCGTTAACACTTCTCAATGCGTTGCTTTCCATGCTTTTTTCCTCCTTTAATCATGGCTTTCGTAAACGGTTGGAGCTTATCTGGATTAATATCATCTCTCATAATCCCCATCTCATTCAGATTTCCGATATTTTCTACGTACTCCCAATCTCCATAATCGTAGAAACTATCAATGCGATATACTTTATAGTCAATAAACTGGCATTTCACAACCCTAGCACAAGGTGGCTCTTGTATAGGGAATTCTATATGCGTTTTTGATTTACTTAGAAGGTTGTATTCACATTTGATAGGCTTCTCAGTACTAAATCCTACCAAATATAACTGATAACCAAGCGCATCGTTGAAATATGTAGCGCTTATGCCTGTTACTCTATACAACATCTTTTTACGATAAAGATAAACAGCTCCGAAATTATCATCTAAGCCGCCTATGTAGTCAAGAAATATTCCGAGATTTTCTTCTCTTACCCCGATAACAACTTCAGTCTGGTTGTCTCGCTCTTCTGGAAAAGTCATCTCAGCCCATTCCGTCGGGTCAAATATAAACATTCTATCCCTTGAAACACTCAATCCAAAACACCCCTCTCGAAGTTATGTATGAGCTATTTATTCCGTAGTCTTTAACTTTGTATTTTACACCATTGTATAGTACATATGGTGAGTCATAAAGTTCAGTTGTCAAGTCAAAAATCTCAGGGTCATCCCTACCATCAATTTCTTTAGAAAACATTACAAATTTATCCTCAACTTCTACGGTGAATTTATTCGATTTATCATTTGCATCTACCATAATCTCTCCTCCTTAATATAGAATATAACTCTTTAAGTTCTCATAATCTTCAGTCTTCATATGAGCGAAGATGTTATATATGCTATCAATCATTTTATCTTTACTATCCGGGATATATTCTGGAGCATAAAGATTTGCATCTTCTTCAAGATTTGAATAACATAGCATATCATTAATTTGTTCATTAAATGGTGCCTCATAAATATTCTCAAAAGACATGTTTGAGGCAATAGGTATATTATGCTTGTTTGAGTAGAATAAGTTTGCTAGAAAGCATAGTCTCATAATATCTTCATTCGTTAACTCAATATTGCTTCTTTCCTTATTTCTTCTCCAAAACTCAAACGCAACATCCATACAAGTTAATTCTGGAATCATTATTCTTTCTCCTTTTCCTTAATTTCTCGTGTAATACCTTTCATTAGCATTTGTGCTCCGTCCTGCATACCTCTATAATAGGCATGTTTTGTAAGTCCATTAGCTACCCAATACCAGAAAACATTACATACGATTAATAATACTAACATTATGATTTGATAAAGTGTCATAATTTTCCTCCTATATACTATATTTTACGACAAAAAAAAGAAGGAAGATTTTACTCTTCCTTTTAAAGTTCTCTTCTCGCTTCTGAGGTGATTAGTTCATCGTTATCCTCATAAGCGGTAATTTTGTTTGTCACATAAATTTTACCAACTAAAGTGGTAATCCCTACAGTTACCAAACCTAGCGCTTTAATTAATTCAGATTTTTTAACTGAACTATTCTCGTACCTAGATTTAAGCAACGCGGAACACTGCTTTAGTTCCTCCATCTCTGATGACGTCAAATCACCTTCTTTGTTCAATAACGCTTCTAACCTCGCCTCATAGAAAGACGTTTTTCTAAAAAAATTCATAAGTTCTTTCCTCCTTCTATTATAGGCGTTGTAAAAAATGTCTTGAAAAGTCAAGATTTTCACTCCACCATTTCACATACTTATCTATATACTCGTCATATTCAGGTATGTGGATTTTAGTGAAGTTGCGAGGCAAATAACTCCATGCAACAGGCACGTCACAAACTGGGTCAAACGAACCGTTCACCATTGGCTCAGTTATTATGTATCCGTCAAAGCTCTCCAAGACGCCAGTTGTCCTAAGTCCTCCATTTGTACAGACCATAACTTGAACGCCTACATCAGGTTTACGATACGCACAAGGCATCCATCCCGGTCCATAACCGTATACATAATCTAGAGCTTCAGGACGTTGAGAATCATTTAATACCTTGAGCGGATTATTAGGTTTTTTCATCTTCCAACCTCCCTCCTATTAAGTCTATCTGTTTATTAAGGAACTCTATGTCATCATGTAGAAATATAATCTCACGTTCATACTCTTCTATAAACATATTTATCACAGGAGCTCCATTCTTAAAGGGGTGCCGTGTTGAATTAAAAAGACGTAATTGGTAAACCTCATCCATTTTATTTATAAGCTTTGCAGTTTTATGCTTAATAGAACTATCTAGGCATTCGAGTAAATAGGTATCTGAGAGTCTTCGACCCCAAATTGAGTTAACCATATTATTACTCTACTTTCTTAGTCTTATTTACGTGTAAGAATGAAAGTGTTAGATGTGCCTGGTTTAATACAGCAATATCATTAACTAGATAGTTAATTTCTCTAGATACTCTTTCGAATTCCATAGCTGCGAATTTACGAGCTTTCTCATCTTTTTGAGCTTCGGTCATTACTATCATATCTCTTTTAGCGTTAAGTTTCTTAAGTTCTTCTTTATAGAGTTTAGTAAGACATTTGAGATTTTCGTCAACAAGACCTGTGGCTACATCAATACTCATATGTGGAATAGCTCTTGTCAAATCCTCTACAGACATAGGCTTTATAGTAATTTTAGATTTTGGCAAGTTATTTACAATACCAATAGAGTCTTTTGAAAAGTCATGTCGTTCAAACGCTTTTAAAACTTCTTCATCAGCCTTTAATATATCCCTATTAATTGTAATCATTTCATCATCTTTCATCTTTATCACTCCTTTTTGGCACTGAAAGTAATTTCATCAGCGTAGTCTTTTTAATAAGGTAAACTTGTGTAGGGTCTTCTACATACGGAAGGTATATAACTTCTGAACCTTCTGGTAATATTTTTGCTAATCTGTGCTCAGCCTCTTTTGAACCAACAACGAAATAATGCTTTTTACCAAGTCTTTCAAGAGTCTTTTCTATCCACTTTCTCTGTTGACGGATGTTCTCATCTGTAAAAGTTAACAACTCTTCTAAATCAGTCATTTTAGTAATCCTCACTTCCTGGGTCATACACAACCTTAACATTATACTCAACAGGAGTGTTATAGTGGTTGCACCAGTTTTTATCCTTATCAAACGCTGCACAATCTTCTCTTCTACAAATGCGCAGAACAGGTACAGTATAATCTCCTGCTCCATAAGTAAGAGCCTTCCTCTCTTCTTTTCCTGTTAACATAGGACAAAATTTAATCTTCTTTTCCGCAGTTCCATTGTCCATCTTCAACATATCTTCTACCTCTCATTAATTTTGTCATGATAGCGTCATTATTTAAACAGAAAGTCGTGGCAGCTTTTGCCTGGCAATCCGAAATGTCAAACAGCTCTTTCTGTATGTTTTTCATGAGAGCTAATTCTACTTCTGCATCTGCTACTTTTCTACGCATATCTTTGAATTCATCATCATTAACGCATTTTGGACCGTGTTCTTCCAGGTGTTTAAACATTAATCTACGTAGACCTGCTGTTTCAGATTCAATCTCATGAGTCTTTCTAACAATATAATCAAGCATAGCGTTCTCACAAGCTGATGGCTCATATTCTGCCGCTAATCCACCGTCTTGCTTAATAGCTAAGGTAACCCAAGGTCTTGTTTCTGTGTATGCGTATTCGAATTTATCCAATTTTGTCATTTTCCTCCTCCTTATAACAAATCATCAATCGTGAAATAATCAATTTTTTTACCGTCTAGCTTCTTATCATTTGTCTTTGAACTAACAGTTCCCTTTTCTAGGTTATTAGGTTTCACGTCAACAGTCCCTTCTGCTAAGTTATCGGTAGCTGTTACGTCTGGCATAATAGAAGCAACACAATCGTTTTTGTTAATGTATGCAATGCCGTATTTTTCATTAAGCTGCTTTTTAATGTCTTCTTTATTGGATTTACCCAGGGTCTTAATATGGAATCCCTCATTTAATACACTAGAATTCTCTCTTTCTAGATTCCCAATCATAGTGCTAACTGTGTCAATTTTAAGATTTAATTCCTTCATATCTTTCTCAAGTACTTCCAATTCTTTGTCTAAAAAAGCTTTAATTGCGATATAATCTGCTCGTTTCATATGTTTATCTGTCCTCCTATGTAATACGAAAAATTGAGAATACATAATAGAGTAAAAATCTATGGCTCTTCTAGTCTTTTTCATATTATTCTCAAGTTTTTCTAATTCATTAAGTAAAAAAGTTTTTGTTGCGAGACATTCTAAATAGTTCATATATCCTCCTATGGATAAAAAAAAAGAAAAAAGAAATAGCGGATTTTACTCCACTACTTCTTCATTTTCGTTAGACATATTGTCTTCATTCATCAATTCTAAACATTCAACATCATCAATAGTTTCCATTTCGTCGTAAGAACCATCATTTTCTGTTGAATCATTCTCATGATTTCTCTTAGACATTGAGACTCCTGCAAATACTCCAAGTCCCATACCTACTGCTCCGGCAATAAGTACGTTCTTATGAGCTATTGCTCTGTCTTTCATTCTTCCAAAAAATCCTTTCTGTTCCTCAACATTAACTTCTGTTTTTACGTTTTCCATATTAACTGCCTCCTGATTTTTGTTTAAATTCTTATTTGACTTTGACATAATTTTGTCCTCCTTTTCTATTATACACGTTGTAAAAAATGTATATTATTCTAAAAACCACCAAATAATTAACATAGCTACAGCCCATAAAGAACCCAGGAATACAAATATGTCTTGTTTAATTAAAAATTCAACAAACTCAAACGCCCAACCAACAATTCCTACGAGCATCATTAAAATTATAAGCACTGATATGAGATTTAATAGTATGCGGCTAATCTTTTCCCAATTCATATTTCTTTACGTTCCTCCTGTTCCTACCACAATGGATGACAATAAGTCCATGGACCGCCTTCTTTATTCCAGTACTTATCGGCTACACCAGTATAATAACGGATGAACAAATAATCATCCAATACAAATCCATAGTTATAGTTATTGTTTGGGAATAATGGGTCCTTGTCAGACCAATATCTACCGCAATTTTCAGCTACATCCAAAGCTTCTTGAATTTCATCTGCAAGCCCTTCTACATCTTCATTACAATCATATTCTGTCGCGTATTTATGTAACAATGCAACATCAATATTATAAGTATCTTCTGATACCTGTGTATAAAACTTATTCTTTTTCATTTTTCTCTCTCTCCTCTTTTTCCTTAATTCCTGCTAGCACAACCAATAAAACTAAGATATTAACTAATATAATAATCATACCTAATGTCGCTACGAATGCCGCAAGCGATGTTAGTAATAATTTAACCATAGCATATACTAAAACCGATGTAAAGAATACAATATTAAATAGTATCCATAAAGCTAATACGTTACTTGTCTTCATTTTCTTCTTTCTCCTCTTCTTTAATTACTGTATATTTTACTGATAATACATATTCTTTTGTTCTATCTGTTCCCGAAAAGAGTTTTCCTTCGATACGTGTTCCTACAGATAAATGAGGCTCAAACGCTAATTTATCGAGAATACTCTTATCTACAAACTTATTAAAATATGTCGGGTTTGTATAAACCTCTAAACGTTTTTCTTCAGATGTGCATGTTTCTTCATAGCGTCTTATATTATCGCTTGGGCGTGCGCATATATTGAACTCCATAAGTGCTGTAGGTGGTAATAAAGGCTTTAATAGAGCAATCGAATCATAAGGTTTGTGGGGTTTCATGCTTTCGTATTGTCTCTCGCTGACCATATCAACGTATAAAATGACCTCATTATATACTTTATCCAACCCTAGACGCTTTACAACCCAAACGTAGCTTCCATGAGGAGTATCCACACCAAAGAAGTAATTTTCTCTGTCTTTAGGTAAGAACTTCAAATCCATAAGTAACGGTGCATCAGATAGCTTTTCTGTTAGCTGTTTAACATATGCCGATTTTAAATTAAACAACTTGACGAATTCTTCAAGGCGTAAATATTGATGTACGACCAAATTATCTATATCTACCGCAATGTCATTCAATTTCATTTGATTCATTTTCTCCTCCTCCTTTCTATGTGCGTTAATAATATGTACTAATGCCGTTGCTTCTGATTCGTATTTACTCATTCTCATTTTCCTCCTTTTCATAACTATATTTTGTAGGTTCTTGATTGTGTCTGAAAGATTCATACCATCCTCCTTTTAGATATTGCCATAATGTATGATGTGGATAAATACCAACACATTTAAATCCGTTAACTTCCATTCCAACTTTAAATGTTCTTTCACCTCTCATAATTTCTGCATTAGATAAACCTGCAGATAATTTCTTTAAGACGAATGGTGAATTAACACCTTTTGATAAATTTCCTTTTACTCCCATGTTTCTATACCTCCAATTCTACCATAAGGATTCCGTTATCTTTTACTTTGTATGAGAATGACAACACAGAGTCATCAAAGAGATTACTAATATCATTACCCCATAAAATCTCATCTAATGCCTGGTCTACATTTTCAGGGCGTTTCTTTTTCTTAAACCCTGTAACGTGAGATGAGATAGTATTATCTTTCAGTTTATGAATACTAATATAAACGTTTTCTACCTCGTCAAAGTCAGTATATACACAAGCACACTGATATAATACCTCATATACAGAAATCTGATTAGCATATCTGTATGTGAATGGTCTGAAATATGGTAATAGATTGCTTCTATCTCCGGTGATGAAGATAGGTGTGAATTTCTCACCTTTAAATTCTTTAGTAGTGAAGATTCTGTCAAACACTCCTGGGTCTAACTCATCTTTTTCTAACATTCCACCATTGAAATTAACACCAACAAATGTAAAAACATTCTCTTTATCATCAAGCCCAAAACTAATTTTTAAGTATTCATCTAAAGCAACTTTGTTCTTTTCTACATATTCTTTAAGATTAACGTCTTTCATATTATTTTCTCCCTTATAGATTGTATTTTTTAATTATTGTTTCTCTTGTTTTGTCTTCATATAAACATAGATAAGACACACCTTTTAAATCTTCTATTTTTCCACATTCATCGCATTCTTTCTGAATAGGGCATTCGCCACAAGGTATATCTTTAATATGCGATGTAAGCCAATCTACCAAGTCGTATTTATTAAATTCCATATTATTTTTCCTCACTTTCTTCCCTACACTCACTAAGAAACTCAGTTAAGTCAAATTTCTTAATAGCATATACCTTTCCTGGGTCATTAATAAAATATGGAGAGTATATAACACTTGCTTCATCTCGGACAGCACCTTCTGGTAATGCTTCGATTAACATATGTTTAGCCTCCATTGAACCAACATAGAAATCATACTTTCTAATAATTTCTAAAAGCACTTTTTCTTCGTATTCCGCCAACATGTGTTCAATTTTATCAGCGAAATCTTTTGTTGTTTCAGCGTTCACCATCGTAAGAGCTTTTGTTGTTTTAGCGTCTGTCATATTTATCCTCCTATAAACTCTTAATTATTAAATATATAAACATTATTATTTGTATACCGAATAATGCAATAATAAACCAAACAACGTTTCTAGCGAAGTTATAGACATTTTTAACTGCACTAACATTGCTCTTAACTGTATTAACTCGCATCTTACCATCCATAATAAAGCTGTCAACCTGCTCTTTAGATTTTCCAATACGAGTTAAACATCTACCAATCTTATCTTTTAAACCGCCAAAACATAATATTGACCATCCAATACGTTTTATTGATAAACCTAATACTGTAAAGAATTTTCTAATAGACATACAAATCATGATAATAGAAAACTCAATACACATTATCATAAGTACTATAAATAACCACTCAGCGCTCATGTTTATCCAATTCCTTCTTAATCATCTTAAGTGTATCTCTTATCGGTTGGTCCATGCGGTCTCCTAGATTTAATAAGTCATCTAGAGGTAAAGTTTGTGCGGCTTTATAATACATACTAGCTAATTGCTCGATGCGATTTCCGAGATATGCTACCTGACCATCGTGTAGGATAACACGCTCTCTTGTGTATTTCTCTACTTGAGGCTTCACAACAACCTGTAACTCATGTAAAGTCTTGACATCATAGCTCTCTAAGACTGTATTATATTTCTTAGTACCAACGATTCTAAGTTTGTATCTATCAGCAAACAAAGTCCCGTTCTTAGCATAGATATTAACTCTACGTGTGCCAATACCAAATATATCATGTATGTCTTTCGACGTACCCTTAAATATAACTTTTTCTTTTACTTGTTTAGTATCTACTACCTCATAGACAAGAACTGTATTAAATTCCTTAGGTCCTTTAGTTAAGCCAGTAAGGAATTTGTAATCCACGGCATCATAATCAAATCCAATAGGAATTTCTACTACCTTATAGCGCTTTTTATACATGCTTTTCTGACCTGCTGTGTAGATTCGTAACGCATCTCTCTTAATACCTAAGTGGTTGCAGATTTTTTCAGTACCCCCTTTCTTCACAATTTTACCTGTTTTAGTGTCAAAGATAATGTAGAATTTATCTAGTTTTGTCTTTTCTAGATTTGATTTTAATAATTCCTTTACGTCTGTATTTTTGTTTTCCATATTATTTCCTCCTTAATATGTATATTTTACAATCTGTTAAAAATTCTTTTATTGTTTGTCCTGTGTATCTATATGCCCTGTCATCGATATAAAGTTGAGCAGGGATTTTTCTATTTGTGATACCAACATAAGAACAATCTGTAAAAAACTTTGTCTCAAACGGTAAGACCTTTGCCCTCATAATAAAACCTTGCTTATCCCACCATTCTTTTATCTGTCCGGGGTCTCTTGTAGATATAATCACACAAGGAATTTTCATAACTAGTAAGGTCCAGATTAACTCCATTATGTCTTTATTAAATTTGTCATAAATAGAACCATCTTTCCAACCCTCTGAATACCTATGAATAACACCATCAAAATCGAAAGCGACTACTTTTCCAGGTTCTAATTTTAAGTTATACGGTTTTGCACTCATTATTTCTTATCGCTCTCTTTCTTTGTATAATACTTATACTTATCTTCCTCGAATCTTTTCTTGCAACGGTCAACCTTATAATGCATCATACGACTCCATTCAGATTCGTTATAATCAAGTAGTGTACGTATCTGTTCAATCATAATCGATACGTCAACCATCTCTTCTAGAAGATTAGCCCTTACTTTATCACTGCCAGGATATCTTAGAATCTTATTAGCTGCTTGGACGAGTTCACCAGACTCCTCCATTAATAGTCTAAGCCTATCGTTTGCCCCGTAGTAATTAACCATTGCCTCAATCTGTGCATGTTCCGGCATTTCCTCTGTCATCTCCTTTACCTTTTCGTCCACTATTTTTTGCATATCTTCTTTGTTGAATCTAACTGCAGCAATACATGCAACAGGTCTTACTGGTCGTAACATTTCCATTTTTTCATATACATCATCTACAATGAATACTTCATTCGTAGGGAATATATCACCACTCTCACAGGATGCCATGTCATTGGCAATATATCTATCCATTTCATTTAACGCTTTGATAATTGCATTTCTGCTCACACTATCATGACATGACTCCTTTTCGGCACATAATTTCATAAAATCATCTTTTGACTTTTCTTTAATTTCGTTTTGAACATCTTTATTAGCCAATTCATGTGTAAGCACAGGTCTATCCATAATATCCTCAACATATTTATGGAATATTTCAAATTTATCACCTGTTAGCATACATGTTCCCGTATACGCCATAATAATCGCTTTTTCTCTATCTGTCATTGTTTTTCTCCTCCTAATCAATACTATTTAATACATTTTTATAGAAAGGTCTCATAAGACCCTGTCTAAAAATAGCAATATCCTTAAGTAATTCCTTAGACAAATAAATTAATTCTCCACGTTCTGGATATAATTCCTTGTTTTTAATACTAGATAATCCTAAGACAACGTCAATCATTACTCTGTATAAATCGTTTAATTTCACAATAGTATCCGCATCAATATCCTCTGGATAAATTGTGATACGCATATAATCTTCTAAGCAATCTTTGTATTCCTCTCTAAAATCTGAATAGCTCTTTTCTCTCATGTTTAAATTTGTTTCGTACATATTAATATTTCCTCCTTATTAAATCCATCCGTTAATACCCATAAGGTATAATGTGATAATCATCAGTAATATAGCACAAAGTAAACAAGCTCCACCAATTGACGTGAATGGAGCCGCTAGAAAACTAACAGCGCACAATGCCCCGCTGAATACTAAAAAGATTAAAAATAACAATGCCATATTTATTATCCTCCTTTCATATGACTCGAAAAAGAAAAAAGAAAAATAAGTGCAACCCTTAAAAGATTGCACTTAAGCCTTGTCCTAATAAGAAGAACATTAAGACTAATAATATGATTGCTATGATTACAGCCCACTTAACGACTGCTTTCATTACACTCCAAATTTCTGTCATAATATATCTCATACTAGTTTCCTCCTTTTTCTAATATACGGCTTGTAAAAAATGTAGAAAAAAAGAAGAGGAATTAACCTCTCCTGTTAATCAAATAAATTCCAAGCCCTACAGAGAGCATAACAGCTCCTGTAATAGCAAGATGTTTTTTATTTAATTTCTTCATTATATATTCCTCCTTTTTCTATTATACACGTTGTTAAAAATGATAAAAAAAAGCAATGGGTTTTACCCCACTACTTCTTTTGTTTCGGAATCTTCTCTAATATATTATATTCCTCGGTTAGCGCGTCTATAAGGTCCATAAACCACATAGCGACGATACAAACGCCGTATGCAGCAATACCTATGCTCGCTAACATAACTACTAAACCAATCATACTAGATTTCCTCCTTTTTCTAATATAGCCATTGTAAAAAGTGGACAAAAAGAAAAACCACAGATTTTTTATTTCTGTGGTCTTTTAACTAAGGTATCTGTTATTTTCCTTAACCCTCTATCAGTGAATAGGTGTGCGATACATAATCCCATAAGGCACCCGCATACCTGCCCAATAAAACGTTTTTTATTTTTCATATAACTCTCCTCCTTTTCTATTATACACGTTGCAAAAAATGAAAAATAAGAGGAAGATTTTTAGTCTTCCTTTTTTGTTGAAGTAATTTCGTACACATTATTAATTGCGAATGAGCCGCACACCATCGCGCAACCAGTAGCAACTGCTCCGGCTACTAATAATGCAAAACCTTTCACAACTTCTTTAACTGTTTTATTCATACTAAATCCTCCTTTTCTATTATACACGTTGCAAAAAATGAAAAAGAAAAAAAATAAGAAGGAAGATTTTACTCTTCCTGCATATTAGTTATTTCGCTATTCATATCTTCAGCAATTACGCCTAATGACGCAATCCCTAATACGATAACTCCTAATCCTACTAATACATATAATAACATAAACAATTCCTCCTTATTATTTCTTTTCTAATATAGCCCTTGTAAAAAATGTAGAAAAAAAATAAGAGGAAGATTTTTAGTCTTCCAAATACTTCACATGGTTAACATATACCTCTTTACAGTCTTTTACACCTGCTTTATGTCCTAATAAATAAGACACTAAGCAAGCAATAACACTTACTGCTAAAAGTCCCATAACCAATGCTACTGTGTATAAATTAAGTTCCATAATATTTCCTCCTATGTTTTCTATAATATACATTGTAAAAAATGTAGAAAAAAATATAGGAGCTGTCTCAAGCTTTATTTGTCGAAACAGCTCACTGTGTACGCACCAAAAATGGCTGATGCTACCAAGAACACATATCTTAATTGTAACAAGATATTTAATTTTTCTGTCATACTCATACTATTTTTCCTCCTTTTAAGTATGTATTTCTATAATACACGCTGTAAAAAGTGAAAAAAAAATAGAAAGTGTAGACGAGTTCGAGTCGTCTTCTCCGGAAGTATCCCGGTGTTTTAAACACATAAACTATACTCTTTCTATTATAGCACTTGTGAAAAATGTAAAAAAAAATAGAAAGTGTGTAAGAGGGATTCGAACCCTCAATCTCCAGACTTTACTCTGGCGCTTTAACCAATTAAGCTATTCCATACTTTCTATTATAGTACTTGTAAAAAATGTAGACTATTTCACAATCTTGTTATAAGTCTTCTTTGAGCAATTTCCAGTTACTGGTACAATACCATGCTTCTTCTGGAACTCCTTAACTTTCGCAACTGACTTCTTGTAATAGTCACCGTCTACATCATCACCCTTAAATCCAACCTTCTTCTGTACGAATTTAGTAAGATGAGGTTTAGATTTACGAGTTTCAATAGTTAACTTAGCGTTAATAAATGAATCTTTAGTATTTTGACCTTTAATTCCGTCTACCTTAAGGTTACCCTTTTTCTTACCTAAGTCTTTGTTGTAGGCAATCTGATACTCTTCAACTGTTTTAGAGTATTTAACAGCTACCGTAGTCTTAGCCTTAGCAGGTTTAGATGTTGTGGTCTTAGATACCGCAGCAGCCTTAGGTTTTGGTGGTTTGACAATTGGTGCTTTCGCAATAAACTTTCTACTACCGCCTGATGTAACCATAACAGTATGCCCCTTAGTCTTAGTACACAATACATCACCGTCTAGCAACCCCGAACCAGTAGTCAAGTTAACTTTATTAGTAACGTCTGTGAAGTGACCTGATTTAAGTAATACATTCTTAAGAGAAGATGTGTTGAAATCTGGTAACTCAATACCTGCCACATAAACACAAGCACGAATCAATGCCGAACAGTCAGTCTCAACATTTTTCTTAAGACCTTTAATTGACTTACCGTTTTTCTTCAATTCCTCAATTAATGTGTCACGCTGAGCCTGGTCGTAACCAATATGTGGTGAAGCACAAGCGTCTTTCATTGCCTGACACATTTTGTTAGCCACAACATCTTCTTTAGGTCTGAGTACAACCCATCCCTTAGAATGTCTGTAGTAGTTCTGAGTGGAAAGTTCTCTACCAGTCTGGTCTCCTGCCTTACCACCAGAAATCTTACCACGTTCATCGATTCTAGCACTTCCTATAATAATTTTCGTCATATTTATCTTTCTCCTCTCTAATTAAATTCGCCTTTATCATAAAGTTCCATATATCTCTCAAGGATAATTTTAGTATTTATGGATGTTTTATTGTTGATGTAATCTGGGTGAGATTTACAATAGCGGTCATAAGCCGTGATGTCATCCAGAACCAAATCATAAGCCTCTTTATTTATTCTATATGTATCCTGACTTACTTCATTACCGAAAGAGACTATCCTACGTTTGATAGCCTCTATTTCGATAAGTTCTAATCTCTTATTAAGAAACTCAATTTCCTTATTAGTATTAGCAAGCGTTACTTCGATTTTTGCTATATTCTCGTATAGTGATTTATGGATAATACCCGATATAGACTTGAGCAAACTTGTCCAAGGGTTAATCTTGATTGGTGAGATTTCAAATATACTACCAACAATAATCCATAAGACTACTCCTGTCCTCAATAAACCATTTAAATCAAAACCCATACGTATAAATTCATCGAAAAAGTCTTTTAACGTCATGAGTCGCTTCTCCTATGCTTCGCCGTTAGATTCTGCTTCACCATTAGTTTCTAAGAAGTGTTTTACAGTCTCGTATGCTCCTACAGATGCCCAACCTGAGCACCCGCCTACTAGGATATTCTCAATAGAGACGCTACCTTTAGATACTAGATATGCAACGATACCAATAATACATGTTATGGGTGGGATGTATTTATTTGGAATCTTTTCGAAATAAGGTGAATTCTTAATTAAGAATCCGACAAGTACACAGAAAAGCATGATTGTTGGTGATAAATACTGTTCTAAGTTCATTTTGATTTCCTCCTATTATTCCTCTTCTGGGAATTCTTCTCCTGTAATTTCTTTAAATTCTTCTGCAGTAATCCATTTCTTAATTACTGCATTGCGGACTCTGATAATGTTCCACAAGCCTTCGTCATAAAACTCTTTTACTAATTTAAATTTCTTGCTCATTTTCTTCACCTTCACTTTCAATATCCAATTCAACATTAGCCATCATTGCGATGTACTCAATGTTTGCACGGTTAATTTCAGCCTGAGAGATTGCATTCTCCTGCTCTTTTCTGTCTTTTGGAGACTGTTTACTTTTAATTAGCTTCATTTTGATTCCTCTACTTTCTTTAAGTATTCTTGTGTTCTATTAATAAGTTTATAAGAGTTACCTTTCGATGCATTATTTGCCCATGCTTCAAAACAATCATCAATCTTCTCTTGTGTAATTTCACCATTTTTCAACAACTGCACTTGACGATATATTTTCTTTCTCTCATGTTTAACATTTTCACTATTGAGAGTCATGATTATTTTTCCGGTATTTGTAACATTATAATAAAAACCTAAAAACAAGAAACCATCCTTTAACGGTGTTATGTGTGTTTTCTTAGGATTAGCAGAAAACCCAATATCGTTTAACTTTGATTCAATTCTGTCTAAACAGTATTCAAGATACTCTTTTGATTCATGTAATATGAAGAAATCATCCATATATCGAATATAATCTTTAATTCCTAATTCTTCCTTTATAAAATGGTCAATAGGGTCTAGCAAAGAAATACCTGCTATCTGCACCATCTGTGAGCCTGGATTATATCCTACATCACCTTCATATTGGCTGTTAAGAACATCACATACCATTTCATAGTCAACGTCATTCAAGCATTTTCTAAAAATCTTCTCTACTTCTTCGTGACGCATACTTGGATAATATCCTGATACATCGATTTGAAGCACATAGCCATCAAGACCGTTGTTTATAAAATGTCTTCTTAAATACTTTTTCACTAAGTTTCTTGCAAAATCTATACCTTTACCTTTTTGACAAGCGCAATTGGCATAGATAAACGATTTAGTGGCACTTGGATATAGCACTAAGTCATTGATTGAGCGTTGGTAAACCCTATCCTCAAATGGGACTGATAATCCGTCTCTAGGTTTTGGATATGTAATTCGTATCTCTTTTGGTTTACCGTTCTTCCATTTACCTTCCTTGAATTTACGTTCCATCTTATAAATTCTTTCAGGAGCATTAAGGTTAAATGACATAACGCTCGGTTTCCATCCTACACCTTTTTTGCATTTAATAAATGATTCCCAAAGTGAATCATATGACGTTATATGTTTATTATATTTAATAATAAACCCCTCCTGTTCTAGTTACATAACTACAAGTAGTCACGCAACATCATTTCGGTATTGTTTATGGACTTTCACCAACGGGTTTCGGTTCCTTGCGTAAGATTAGCTATTCCACAAACACTATGTGTATGCTATTGGTTTGCTATCATCGCAATCGGGAGTGCAACGATTCGCATTAGAGGCGTTGTTGTTGTTGACATTACCTGTCGTATTCGCATTCCATACGTTGTTCGCATTGTTGATATTCGCTGAGCGAAGACGCACTAAAAATTCAACCTACACCCAATTTAGAAATTCTTATAGCGTTGTTTGTCGGCTTTGTACCATTTACCTAGCAACGTTCTCGTTTCCAATGTCATACCTACCCAATAATTTACTTTTCTACCCCTCAAATGAAATAACCTTTGAGCAATATTTATGTATGAAAGTAAGTTATTACAGTATATAATCGCCTTATGTTCCAACCCAAGTCTAGTTCTTTTTGATTCTTCATCAGTTACACGAATATTGTTAGCCGTGTTTGCCGACATAAATATATCAGTCGCACAGTCTATAGTTTTATCTATAAACTTCTGATACTTTTCATCAAATACTTTTGGATTAGAGCATATCTTTATTGTATGAACATTCAAATTAAGAGCATTGTTCAGAGCGATAAGCCCTCTGTTCTGAGGTGTATCCGGTACGTTTCTTTGACCAACATTTACTGCCATGAAATCTCCCCCCCCTTTTTTTTATTTACTTATTACATTATATAGGCTCTCCACCGATACGTGGTTCGGCGGATTACCTATAATTATCCGATTACGCAAACGGGAGTGCAACGATTCGCATTAGAGGCGATGCTGTTGCCGACATTACCTGGCGTATACGCATTCCATACGTGGCTCGCATGGCTGATATACGCTGAGCGAAGACGCACTACTTGTGGAGAGGTATGTTTTTCAATCGCATATGTGATGTTTGGAGCATATTCAGTGTAATCAGCTAATGGGCTATCTAATCCTAACTGCTCTTTCATTAATGGATAATATGTTCCTTCGCCTGCTTTCTGTGGAGTATAATATAACTCTTCTTTTGAAGGTAGGAATACTTTGTCATATGTGTATGATTCAACACCACCATGAGTTGGATTATTTTTCCATGTTTTAACCTTAACTGTTTGCATTGCGTTATATAACTCGTCACTGATTCCACATAAGAATCCACTTACAGTACTTAACTGGTCAGGAGCAATATCCAACTCATCTTGAGCAGTCCACCATTCACCTTTTCCTTTACGAGAATTAAGATACTGTCTGTATGCAGATAATTCCCAGTCATTATTTCCATACGCAGTTTCCTGCATAGAGTTTAAATTACCATTTCTTGTATTAAGATTTAATGTTCCTAATGATGTACCGTCTGTTCCTTCTGTAACGGTAATAGCATTTTCTAGGATGTCAATACCATTTTCAGCATAGACATACACTTTCCAATTTTGTGGTGCAACATCTGGCATTGAATAGAATCCTGCTAGTTTACCGCCTTCTGGTACGTCATTAGTAATAGTAAACTGATATGACTTATCTTTTTTAGCATTAGTCCCCCAATCGGCACCTAATGTAATGTGATAAGTCCCTGCAGTCAGCCCGTCTCTACAAGCGTAGAAAGCTCGATTGTGAGAGAACTGAATTGGTTTTAATGTAGCCCAATGTTGCTTTAAGAACATACCATTAATAGTACCATCTCTTGTTTCCACACTTTCAAATTTAGCAATATCCCAGGCGTTTGAATATGTTATGCCATCATCAACATCAATCCAATCTTCTTCAATCTGGTCCCCGTAGCCAAGGAACTGACTAGCTTTTCCAGAACGAATTAATGATACTAACTCAACCCAATTGTTATCTTTGTTTAATGTTTTGTAGAGTAATTCAACATTAGTATTAATATCATCAATATCATTCTCATTGGCTGTTACTCTTGATACAAGAGTATTATAGGCGCTAGTTCGTTCATTAGCTTCATTCTCAATTAACTCATCTGTCTCAGCCTTAGTATATCTGTTGCTAATTTGCGTTTGTAGATTCGTATCCGCATTGGTTCTAGCGGTACGTTCTGTATCTAGTAAAGCCTCGGTCGCAGAAGTCTTACTATTTAACTCATTTTGAAGTTCTCCTTTAGCGTCTCGAATCTCCTGTCGCATATCTGCTTTGACAGTTCCAATCTCAACAAGCCTTACAGTACCGTCCTTAGACAATACTACTTTGTCAACATCCGTAATAGTGTCAACTACCGGATATGTAGAAATATTTTTTGTTGCCATTAATTTATCCTCCTTAGAAAATTATCCAATTCTTCGCCATATAAACACAGCTAAATATGGGGGCAAACTATTAATTGGTTTACTGTTCTCCAATTTAGCGTCATAGAGCGAATGATTATTATACCCACTGGTAACTGTAACAGAGTCATTAGATGCCGAATCGGATTTGTCGTTTGTTCGAACCATAACTCTATCTGGTAAGTTCTTTTGGGCAATTGTTATTGTCGCACTACCACCAATACTACCTGTTTGGTAACTACCGCCTGCTCCTATTAACATCCTATCTTTTACCTGCTCCCAAGTTCCTCCAAATATCTCACTAGGGTTAAAAAATACGCTAGACATATAAATACTACCGACAGGGTGAATCAAGTCTCCTAACCACTCTTTCTTTACCGTAAGCTTACCAGGTTGTGCTAAAGTTCCTAATCCGACCCCATTCTCACAAATGTTAATCTCAGTAAATGTGTTAGAGATTGAGCTTCGAGCCTCATAGGTTGTGAACATATCTGTTAAGACGATTCGTGTGGTATATGGCTTATCTGGAGCGAAATTAATATTAGTTACTAACTCGTCTGTATTCACTTCCATACCACTACCACCAGAACCCATATCAGCCCAAGTACCGTTATCTAGCATATACTGCGTTTTGTATGTGATACCATATCCCTCAATACCAGTCATCTCAGAGCTATATCGGATAGTGTTAATCATACAGTTACCATAATCCTCGTCAACAGTACCATCGGCATTCGCACGTAGAGACTTAAATATCTCAATAAATGGTCTCTTGTATTCTAGAATGTTGACGTTAACGGTTGGTCCTGTAGTAGTAAATCCTCGAGAGTCAGTAACTGTTGCCTTAATCCCTATTGTCCCACTATATGGTACATTCGGAATCGTAACATTAGCCCCGCTATAATTTGCCGGACCTATTGTCAGAACACAACTTCTCAAAGACGCTCCGTATTTAAATGAGTAACTAACTACCGCTTTCAGAGTTGATACGGATTGCACATAAACCCCTAAATTCCTAGTTTGAGGGTGTTCGTTACTAACTGTCGGAGTACCCACAACTGGTCTAGTGTCTCCATTATTAGGCATTTTGAGGGTTATACCACATGTCTTACTACCAACGTTTGTGCTACCATTATATGTGGTAACTGTGATAGAACATCCGTTTGAGGTAGAGCTGCCTAACCCACTAAACAAGTCATATGGAGGCTTCCATGTGCATGACGCACCAACACCTGTTGCGATAGTGCCACTCTTACCGGCAAAGCTATAAGTTACTGTATGCGTAAATGAGTTACTAGCCCTGTTAGTATTGATAGTAATATTGGTATTCACGTCGGCGGATGACGGGCATGTTGGCTGTGACGCTCTAGCAATATTTGATAGCTTAAGCGAGCCTGAGCCAGAAATAGTCCCTAACGACTTTCCTGACCATGTGATAGCTAATTTAATACTGGCACTGAAGTTAATCGACTTAGTACCATCGGCATTATGTCCTATTGTGAGAGTCTTAGAAAGCAATGTTTTATTACCAGACCCTCCAATACTACCGGAACCACTATATTTGGTCCCATTAATAGTCATAGACCAGGATTTCGATGCCGAAGACGAAATGTTATATGGTCTATGCAGAGTTAAAACCGCTTTAACAGTAGAAGTGTTATTGGCAACTGATGTGCCTGTTTCCGTTACTGATAATGTCCCATACGGTCTTGACCCACTCTTTCCAAATGTAATAGTCGCCATTTATTTCTCCTTATTTGTAATCTTAATATCGAACGACCCATTTGTTCTAGGCACGATATGTAACATCTTATGTGTATCATCTCGTGTAATCTTCAAGTCGTAGTAGAATACACCTGACATGATATAGAGTTTCTTATTTGATACATACGCTACCTCAGAACCGTTGTCAATAAATGAGATTCGGTCGTTACGAATTAATAGCTGAATATTTGTTGAGATACCAGACTTAGACCCAATAAGTAATCCGTTTGGACCGTATTCGAAATAGTCGTCATATAACGGAAACATTTGACTAATAGCTGAGTTAGCCTCATCCAAAGCCTCTTGAGCATTTGCCTGAGCAGCAGCCAACGCTCCTATGTCATCTGATTGAGACTGAATGTCTTTTTGGAGTAATCCATTCTCAAGCTGTCGAGCATAAGCCTCATCTGCCAAAGCTTCCTCAAAATCTTTAGCCGACTTAACTATTCTATCCTGAACTCTCTCTTCCAAGTCGTTAACATTTGTCTGAACCTCAGCAACTGACTCCTGTAGAGCCTCATCTATATCTAGCATAGAATCATACCAGTTTGTAGGATACACTCCACGCTCCATTTTGAATCCACCGACGTAGACACTACCTTGAGTTGTAAATGAGTGGTTTGACACAACGCACCACATAAGGTTCTCTACGTCACTAGCTAAGTAAGTAGTTAAGCTAACTCGATGTATCTCAGCGTCAAGCAACTCAATCATCGCATCTTCTTTGTCACTATGGTAAGGGTCTTCTGTGTTGAGCACACCAGAGAATGATAATATATCACCTGGGTTACCTCTACAGTAGAAACTAAACGTGTACCAACCCTGAGAGGCTTTCTTTCTAGCAGGCGGTTGGATAAATTGGAATACAGGTAATTCTATAAATGAGACATCCTCATCTATATCAGCCAAGTTGACAATCTCTTTGTTAAATCCTGAATACTCGCTATACCATGGAGTACCCTCATCATCTGAGTTAACTGGTAATGTACGAGTGTCGTTTATTAGGTTCTCATTTCGTACTCCTAACGTTGCACTCTTGTCTAAAGAAGTCATAGTGATACGATGGACACCCCATTCATCTCCAGAACGAGACGTGAATGAGAATCGTATTTTCTTAGTACCTGCTATAATACAAGTCTTTGACTGAGATGTATTTAGATATCGCACACCTGCCCACTTTTCATTAGTACCAATAGTATCCCCATTTTCGTCAATCAGGATAAATCCTCCTTCATCACATAGCTCTTCTTCTAACGGATTCGAATCAATAGGACCACCTTCTAAGACGTAATTGTATGTAGTAGAGTCATTAATTGTGACCTTGTTTTGCTGTCCATCAAAAATGTCCCCAGTGCCTATAAGTGCCTCATTCTCATCATAAAACATTACTGTACATACTGGGTTCTGTTGAGTATTTCTGTGTGCGAATATTAACTCAACAAGATATCTCTCACCAGGCACAATAGTTATAAATTCCTCAGTAACTAAATCCTTAGCCACATTATCAGGTTTAATACATATGAGTCCATTTATGTTAGTTAACTTCCCATTTTGAAAATTTGAAGTACCATCTACAAGCGAGCCGTTGAGCACCATGTTATTAAATACCTGTCCATTCTTACCACTAATACATACTGGGTTAGATTCAGAACTAGACCCATTCTTGTACTTAAATAAAGTCTTCTGCCAGATATATTTCGTACTATCCCAATCTGGTGGTGTCTCAGACCATTCTCCACCCTCTAGAGTTGTACTACTAGTTGAGTGGTAATATATGGTCTTTGAGGCTATAACAGTATTACCAACATACTCCTCAATAGTCTGACCTGTATGCAGAGTGAATGAAGATGCCTTGACATCAAGCTTACCATCACCAAAGAAAATGTGAGGACCCTCAGAGCTACCTAAACCAAAGGTACTAATTGTCTCTTCACAAGCACTAATAGTATCTCCGTTTTCGTCAATCAGGATATATCCTTCCTCATCACATAATCCTTGTTCCATTAGACTCGTACCAAGATACAAACCCTCAGCCGCATCGTTATAGTAATTCTTAAGTGAGCTACGTATTGCATGTTCGTCAATAATAAACCCACCAATAGTTGCGTCAAAAGCTTGTAAATCTGAAACGTTAATTTTGTCTGCTAGAATAGATTTAGCGATAATGTGACTACCATCTAAAGCGTTCTCAGTAGTCTGCTCAGATGATATTGTCTCACCATCTGTGTTAAGTCTATAATACAAACCGTCTTTACCCTCAATCATTAACGCTTTAGCCTTGAGTGTGTTTGCATTAATAAGGTCCCCATTAATTGTGACCCCAGAAAGTTCCCCAGTAATTTTTCCGTCTCTAATAACCGCATTTATTAAGATAGATGATGTTGCTAATAACTCATCAATAACACCCGCCTTAATATTTGCTGCATCAGTTCTTAGGTAATTAGCTTGGAGTTCTGTAATCTTAGCATATGCTGCCTCAATCTCATTAGCCTTAATATAATCTGATTGTAGGCTCTCAATTGTAGCATACTTAGCTGCTATCGCTGAAGCTGTAATGTAGTTAGCACTAAGCTGAGCAATAGTAGCATAAGATGCTTCAATCTCATTAGCCTTGAGATATTCAGTAGTTAATTCCTTAAGAGTAGCATATTTGGCGTTAATCTCATTAGCATCAATGTAGTTTGCCTTAAGGTAATTAACTGTAATTCGATTTGCTAGTTCCTCCTCGACATTTAAGTGATTTACTGTCAGGGAGTCATTAACGTCTAAGGTGGCAATATCTGCTTTAGTTGCAGACAAGTCAGTAACGAATAGCTTATCGAATTTAAATTTCTTACGTAAGAGACTTGTGTAATAATCTAACAATTCTCTATTGATAACGTCATTGTATTGCATATTGCCTCCTAGTCGTCATATTTGTCTATGATAGCTGCTACATCTTCTCGTGTGGCGAACGTAACATTAAAGGAGCCTCCTGAAGAACCAGAATCTCCTGAGTAGCCTCCTCCGCCACCTCCACTATATCCTGCAGAGTTATCATCACCGCGCTCTTCATCATCCCCAAATAAGGTAGCCAAGTTCGAGCTAACATTCCCGCACTTAACCTTGATGAAGTTACTATTAGATTTCACCTCTACTCCAGAGATAATACTATTATATGTATTACCCTTGTGGATAAGAGAACATGTATTGCCAACCCTAGCGAAGTCATTAGCCTGTGGGTGGTCTTTATGCATGTCAAATGAAATCTCATGAGAATATTTAGGGACTGACAACTGCTTTTGAGCAATAGTATCCCATATTGTCAGTGGGTTGTAATTTGGGTTATCAACTATCTCAGCTCGTAAGTTACGAATTTGATACCCTATTGCTCTACCTGGTAAACCAGTACCATGAGGGTCTGGACCAAAGAGAGATAAGTCAATGATACTTGCTCCTGCTGTGTTCTTAGGGTTAGCATTTACAATAATAACATACAGGAATACCCAATCCCCAATCTTAGTGATTCGCCAAGTACCATCTACAACACTTGTACTAATTTTATTTGTTAATTTAGTTGCTCCTGGACCGCATCCGAATTTACGCATGTTAACCGCGTCGTTATCATTCGATTTAGTCTTCTTGTCAACTATTAAACCGTTCCCCTGTTCTAACCAAGCAGAACCTTCGCCTGTACCACTACTATCTGGAGATGTTGCATAAGCGTTATTTACATCCCATCTGAAGTCAATGTAATCTTTATGATATACATAATTAGCAGTTTTATACTGCTCTGAGATTTTTACCTCAAATGAGTAACACACTGCTTTACCATATGGAATCTCAACGCCAGAATGAAGAGAATCGTTATATATAATGTTAATACCAGTCTTAAATGGTGGTGGGTTAGAGGTCACAGGTCCTGCAAAATGTATGCCTGCATTAAACCCACTTAAGCTGTATAAGTTACGTCCAATTGTTGAAGCGTTGGTATACCCAAAAGCCGGTCCACCACTAAGTGTCTTAATATGATTAGGTGTAACCAAATTGGTATTATCCGTTGCATCAAATATATGGCTTTTAGTCTTGATAGGTTTAGCCATTTTGACGTTTATGGCAGGGTCCTTAATCTCCTCAGGTTTGCGAATCTTAGAATCCACGTCAATGTATCGAATTTCTTGTTCTACTCTCAAGTAGTTACCTACATAATCAAAGACAGGCTTACCAATACAAATTGCATTAGGTCTACCATCCATAACAGGTCTAATGTAGACTTGAGCATTCTTAATATACTGAGAATCATCTATTACCAAAGTCCCTACATCATCTCCTGTTGTCACATTAAGTCTCACAAGCTGAAAAGCCTTAGTACCAAATGTGTCATAGGCAGGAACTAATACCTGTTTATAGAATCTAAAGACTCGAGACAGGAACGTTAGTAATGATTTAGTATTTGGGGCTGTTGGGTCTTCATATCTAAACCCTGGACCTTTGTATTGCCCATCCCCAGTTATTGCTACAGGTAAAGTTTCAGGAGTCCAACGATTAATCACATTTGAGATATATTTGTTAGCCGCTATATGGTCTAGCTTCTCAGTGACATACTCATGGTCTAAGTAATGCTTCAAATCTGAACAGTTTATTGTGTAGATTTCATTCTTATTCTCCATATCTATTGAGGTGATAACCCCATAATAGAATGCAGGACCATCTGCTGCATACGTACCAGAAATTTCCAAATCCTTGACGATATTAAAAGCGGGGTCTCCCATACCCATGTCATTCTCAACCTTAATATCGCCAGGTCCTATTTCTCCTGATTTCCATTGATTTGTCTTTTTGTCCCCGTAGCGTACAGTGTATTTCTTATCCAGATGAATAGTCTCATGCTCTCTTGCTATACGGTGGTAATAGTTTTTATTTGCTACTAACGCACCTCTATCATCTGCTGTAATATTACCTGCCTCGTCCACGAGAACTAAAGCAACCATATCTTCTGTCTTTCCTGTAAAATTCTTAATCTTAATGGTTGATGTAGCTATTTCATATCCGGCAAAGTTAATGTCGAAATCCATTGCCATACCAGAGTATGTAACTTCTCTAGTTGTGACATCAACTGCCACCACATAGCCAATCATACCACAACAACCTCTTGTCTCACATAGAATGAGTCATTTTCGTCAATAGATTGACCATTAACTGTGATTTCGTATTCCTCACCGTCACATGGGCATCTAGCAATGGAGTTAGAGCCTGTGTTAATAAAACGGAAGAGGTCTGTCCCTGCACAACTAGCTTTCAAATCCATATAGTCTGAATTGTATTCGAGCTTAGAACCTGAAATAAATGCTTTGTTGAACTTGGACGTAAATATTGGTATAGTATCGCCTTTCTTAAATACTTGAATCTTAATCTCATTCGAGTATTCTTTTAGGCTAAATTCAATCTTAACAGGGAGTGTATGATTCTCACTTAGTAGCATACTATTCTTAGTATTCAGAGTCATCTTACTACCGCTGTAATTTGTCATCTTCTCCCAAGTATACCAAGGAGTTAATGGAGTGAATGAAATACCTGATTTAAGATAGTTATAGTTATTCTCAATCTCACCCTTGTCTATACTATTGAATTTCACTGTTCTATGATACTCTACACCATCTCTTGGACTATAGTGTAGTATAAACTTACCAATTTTCAATTTCTTTACAAAGTTCTCGAATGCCAAATACGGGTCTTCTGACTCATAACCAAAAATCATGTCATACTCTATGTTCTTGTATTCGACAGTCTCGTTAACAGTTAGTGTATCTGTACCGAACCTATATAATTCGGAATTTATTGTAACACCTAAACCATTAGGAGAGGACGCAAAAGCATCCTTCTCCATTAGGTCTAGATGGAAGTCTGTAGAACGCTGGCTCGTAAGCCAAAACTTTCTCATATATTATCTACCTACTTTCCTTTAATCTTTCGAACCTCTTCGATAATAACGTTCTGAGCCTCAGCTCGTGCAAGACGTCCTAAATCCTCAGGAGATACAGAGTTAGCGTCCACAGAAATTTGCACATTGACATTTCCTATGTTTGTTCCTCCTCCATTTTGAATTCCTCCCGCACCTGCGAAAGCGAGCTGTCCTTGAATAGTACCATTTAAGTTAGTACCATGGATAGCACGCTGCATTTGGTTGATACCATCCATATCTACTACTGGTGTAATAGTTGGAGTGTAAGTCATATCGTCCGTCTCTAAAGCGTTGGCTATTGTAGAGGCTAAGGTTAGTGATGAGTCCTTAATCTTATAACGGTTTTCGTTCATATTCATGACCATACCGTCAATCATTTCGCCCATCCATTTGTCAGACCAACGTAATGGTCCAATATCTGGTCTAGAGAAATGAAGAGCAGATGCGATGGCTTTAGCGACTCTCATTGCTGCCTTACGAGCATTATCAACCGCTCTATTTAAGGCACTGGTGAAACCGCCAACCATTTCGCTACCCCATGTACCACCTTTTGTAGATAAACTCTTTAGTGGAGATGATGCAGCATCAGCAACGGCATGACCTGCTGAACTCGCAGATTTGGTCTTACCTTTAACACCACTCGCAAAGTTTGAACCTAACTTAGCACCTTTACCACCATCACTAGTCTTTAAAGCGCCAACTGCGGAACTACCTACAGCGGAACCGGCACCTTTAGCGGCACCACTCTTAGATTTAATACCTAAGACATAAGCAGCTCCTAATGCTACACCTTTACCGCTATCAGATTGTTTTAGATTACCTATTGCGGCAGAACCTAAAGCACCTGCTGATGATGCGACAGAACCGCGCTTACCGACAATGCCTAGTGCATAAGCAGCTCCTAATGCTACACCTTTACCTTTGTCAGTACCAAGTAAACCACCTATTGCTGCGCTACCGATACTTGAACCTGCAGAGGCTATTTGTTTACTTGAGCTTCTAATACCTAACGCATAAGCTGCTCCAAGAGCCATACCTTTACCACCATCACTTCTTGCTAATGCCTGTACAGCACTGCTAGAAGCGTTTGATGCGGCGGCTGAGATAACCCCTTTAGAATTAGCTAAGCCTTGAGCAAATGATGCACCTAAGATGCTACCAATATTACCGGCTCCTCCTCCACTAGTAGAGTTAGGGTCGAAAGCACTTGATGCCACGTCATTAGCAGCTTGCTTAATCTTATCCTTACTGTCCTTAATACCAGTAGAGAAGTTATCACCAATACCTTTACCAGACTCTTTGGCTTTGTTCTTAGAAGTGTCATTAAGTTCTAATTCCTTAGCCGCAGCTTCTAATAATTCCTTAGCAGATTTAGGAACTTTGCCGTTTTTATCCTTGAGGGCATTAGTTAAGTCCTCAACAATCTTACGACCTTTCTTCTTACCTGCTTCAGAAGTGTCTTTCTTAGTCATGGCGTCATCCAACTGCTTAAGTAACTTAGCTGTATTAGCAGGAATCTTTCCTTCTTTATCTTGGATTGAATCTGCCATAGCTTGAACAATGTTATTTCCGGCTTTCCTAAATGTGACTTTAGTATCCATCTTATTAACTTTGTCTTTAAGCTCTTTAAACATTTCTTCAGCACCCTTAGGAAGCTTACCTTTATTCTTCTTCATACCATCATTTAAAGCATTGACCATGTCTTCAGCTTTCTTACGCATAGCAGGACTACCATCGAAGTTATTAATTACCTTATTCAATTCTCCAAACATATTCATAGTGTCGCCCACATTAAGTTTCTTGACACCATTAGTTAAGCCCTTAGATAAGCCGTCACCGATTTTAGAGCCTGAATCTTCAGCAGTCTTAGATGTCTTATCTCCTGAATCCTTGATTCCATTTTGAAGTTTTTCCATTTCCTTCTTGAGGTCGCTATCAAGACTCTTATCCTTGAATCCATCAGAGATACCATCTGCTGCTGTCTTACCAATATCGTCACAGGCTTTCTTAAGCTTACCACCTACACCAGGGATAATACTCAACACCTTACCTAATAATCCAAACACGCCCTGGACAATAAATCCAAGGATAGCACCTAGCAACCCACCAAGAGCTCCTAGAATGTGTCCTCTGTATTTGTTAATGGCATTTGTGATACCAGAGATGAGAGATAAGATTAATACAGTACCTGCCTGTACGAATCTATGAACATTCTTAACGATTCCTGCTGCCATCTGGATTACAAGGTTCGCACAAGCTGTAACTAGCTGTGGAGCTTTAGAGGCAATCTGGTTAATCATAGTTGTGAATGAATCTAACATTGGTTTGATGTTAATCTTCTTGGCTGAACCGTTAAATTTGTTAAATGCTGTAGATGCTACGCTAATTAATTTAGCCACACTTGAACATGCGATTCCAAATGTCGCAAATGTTGCTGACAAGGCGAGTAAACCTACGGCTGCACCTGTACATATGCTACCAATACCTGCTGCTGCTAACATAGACACGACAAACGCTCCCATGCCAACCGCAATAGTTGTGAGAGAAACTCCCTCAATAGCACGTAAACCTACGGCGAATCCTAGGAATGCCACAGATAGAATTCCCATAGACGTAGCCATAGTAACCATATTAGTTGATGCTACACCCAATGTCTGAGCAACGGCTGCAAAAGTCGCTATAACACCTACGAACGATGCAACTGAAACTATGATAGTTCCGAGGTTAACACCTTGCATTAATGTTAATGCCATTGAGAATGCTGTGAATGATGCGGATAATGCCATAACTGCTAATGATATGTTTGTTAACTTCTTAGGACCCACACCCTTAAGTTGTGTAAGAGCTCCTAATGTAGCCATAATCGCTACGAAGCCACCCATAGAAGCAACAATTGTACCAACTGGAACTGACTGACAAACTTTCATTGCGAGCATCATAATCGAGAATGCACCTGCGAGAGTTAACATAGCCTTAGCGTTATCTTTAAGCTTACGGTTATTTATTGTGTTGACATAAGCCCACATAATAGCCATAGCTCCTCCAACACCAACCAGAGACTTAATCATATTCTCCCACTTCATAGCACCTATAATACGCATAGCTACACCGAGTAATACCATTGATGCTGCTATCTTAGTAAATGATTTTGACGTTTTCGATAAGTCTGTTGAAGACGTAGCATTAACAAATAACGCAACACCAGTACCTATCATACCTACCGCCATAGCACCCTTGTTAAATACCTGCATATCCATTTTACCGAATAAACGTACTGCCGCATACATGATAAGCAACGCTTCTGCAAGCTTAATCATAGCTTTAGATGTACCAGTAAGGTCCATAGGGAGTCTGCTTAGGTTATTAATCATAGTAAGCGCTGTAACAAATCCTACCATACCAATAGCAAATGCCGCTATACGAGTAGAGCCTGTAACAAACATCTTATGGTCAATCTTAGCAAACATCTTAACTGCTGCTGTCATGACGATAAATGCCGCACCTAAGAGTAGCATTTGTCTACCAACACTAGATGCTGCTTTGGTGTTAATCTTAAGTCCGTCCATCCTATTAGTTATGATGGATAAGTCCTTAGTAAGGTTAATGAAGATGATGAATAATCCAGAAAGTAGAGACATACGTACTAAACCTGCTCTGAATTGGTCAACCTTCAAATCACCTAACTTAGCAACAGTACCTGCCAAGGATTTCATCATTACCGCAATCGCCAATACTGTGATACCTAGCGAGATACTTGAGCTTGTGCTGAACGACTTATGTTTCTTGAGAGATATGTTAATGTCTTTCGTAAATGTCATAAGTGCGGTAGTCATAAGCATTAATAATCCTAGATTATTCATAGCTTTAGGCACTTTAGATGCATCAATCTCAGAAATAGTCTTAACCGCATCAGCAAGCATCTTGACAGATATTAGGATACCCGCTATACCAATTAATCTAAGACTCTTAGCTATAGCTTTAAGTCCACCTGCAATACCTGAGAATGGAACACTTAATAGTTTAGTGAAATCGAATGGATTAGATTCTGCTGCTGCAGGAGCCTTGGCTAGACCTTGGATTCTACGAATTACACCCATAACTTTTTCCACAATAAGTAACGTACCCATAACCTTAACAGCGTCTGAAAGCTTAAGAGTACCATCTATACTCTTAAGTGCTCCAGATAATGTGTTAAATACTGTAGCAATAATACCACCAAGGATACCAAATTCTGAGATGTTTTTCTGAATACCACCAAATCCAACCTTGATAGCCTTAATAATCTTTTGAACTGTCTTAAACAATCTCTCGTATGCATTACCGCTAGTGACAGCACTCTCTTGTAGAGATTTATCAGCATTATTTAATGCGGCAACTGCTGCTGTCATTGGTGTAGTATTTGATACGAGAGTATTCATACCCTGGTACAATCCATTTTGACTTGTAGCGGACATTGGTTTAGCCTGTGGTGTCTGCTTAAGAGTCTCAGCTTCCTTCTGAGCCGTATTAGCTCTATCCTTTGCCGCGGTGATACCTGATAACAGAGTAGTGATACCAGACAGTGCCGCATTGAATTTGCTACCTGTGAGTAGAGTCTTCAGAGTGTTGAACCCACCAATTAAGAATGTCACACCTGCGAAATTCTTAGGTTCTAACTTCATCTTAGTTAAGTCTTTAAGCGTATCCTTAACCATGGCACTGATATTCTTAAAGTTCTTTGAGTTAAAGATGTTCTTAACCGTCGTACCTAAAGAACTAAATAGCCCACTCTTCTTGATAGTATTACCTGCTGAGGATAGTTTTTTCTTGATAGTATTACCAAGAGTGCTAAACATAGACTTAACCTTAGCTAGAGGTGTCTGGAACGATTTAGGTAAGAAGTTGGCGAAATTCTGAATAGATTTTCTAAGAACTGGGAAGTCGAACACTTTACCCATAGTCTTACGGAACGACTGGAAGCTCTTGGATAAGCCATCAAAGACATTTATGTTCTTAGTATTTACCGTAACGTCTTGGATAGATTTAACAAATTTAGGAACTTCGGTATTTGTTACCGCGTCTCTAATCTTACTGAATGCCTCTCCAATACCTTTCAGTAATGGCATGTCAGAAATCCCTTTGACAATATTACCAAATGAGTCCTTAATCTTCTCCATAACCTTGGATAGCTTACTAGCGTTTTCTAACTCGGTTGTATCTATACCAGTAGCCTTAGCTTGTACATCAACTACTGGAGATTTGAATGAGAACATGTTCTTAATACTGTCGAACATATTCCTAAAACTAAATGACTTAATAGCATCCTTAATTCTCTTGATAGTGTTTAGGATACCTTCAAATATTTTTGAGGCGGTCTTAGCTACGTCAATGTCTCTATCCCTAAATAGGTTAGTAGTAAACTTCTTGATAGAGAAACTCTTTATGGCGTCCGTTACTGGAGACATTAACTTTGTAAGACCTTTGAAAGCATCAGAGAATTTACCACCGATAAATTTGTGGACTTCTGAGAGTTTCTTGACAACAGTGTCTAATGCTTTGCTCCACTTACCTTTTGTCAGGTCATTAAGCTTTCGGTTTATAGCATCTAAACCTTGGCGACCTGAGATAGTTTTGATTTTTGCTGTAACCTTATCAATTCTATCGGTTAGTTTTTTAGTTCCGTCGCTAATTTTTCTGAGCATTCTATTAATGAAGTCACCTACAGATTTTAATCTGTTAACCAAACCTTCAGGTAGCAAATCCATTAACAATGTGCCTGCCACTCTACCTACTAAGCCAACAATAGATTTAACCATTTTGACTACAGAGCCGAGTGGTTTAGTGACCGCCTCCACAAGAGTCCTTACCCCGCTAGAGAACACGACAATCTTTTGAGATAGTTTCTCTACAGCAGCAGAAATATTGGCTAGGGTTCTACCCATACCGTCTCCCTTAGGTAAGAATGCTCCTATGAGCTCCACAATTGGGGCTAGGAAGTTGCCTATCGCCTTAAATGAGTTTGCGATGGTAGCTAACAGAGATTCTCGACCGCCTAGTTTAGACCACTCAGAAATCATTCTTGCTAATGCTCCAACAGTGTTGTCGATAACTTTAGATGCTACGTCATTGATAGCTGTCCAAAGTCTTGTAGCCTGTTCCATATCCCCGAAGATTGATTCAAAGATTATAGCCCACTGAGAACCAACTGCTTCCTGTAAAGACTCAACCAGTTTCTGCCAAGTTCTTACTTCAGTAGCTGCTTTAGTTGCTTTTCTACCTAATTCCTCAATCTCCTTAATTCTTTTTTCATTGAAACCTTTTCTACGAAGTTCTTCTTCATATGCTTTCTTCTCAGCCGCTGTCATAGAGTCAACGTTCTTAGCATAGTGTTCCAATGTTTCAGTTAATACTTCTGTTGTCATCCAACGATAAGATAGTGAGTCGTTGAAGTTCTTAGTAGCTGATACTAATTCGTCAAACTGTTTACCTTTTGAGTTACGTGCCAGAATTTGATACATACCATTACCCATATCCTTGGCTTCACCCATAGCTACGGCAGTCTTTAACAATTCTTCCTTAAATTCCTTAGTAGCCATATTCGCATTTTCGATTGACTTCCAGTCGATTAACTTTACTGAACCTGTTGATAACGCCTGTGAGAAGTTATACATAGCTCTTGATGCTTCGTTTGAGTTAGCACCAGAAACTGCAGCTACGTTGGCAACCCCTTTAATAGCGTTTACGGCTTTATCTAACTTTACACCGGCATTTGTGAATTTACCGATGTTACTAGTCATATCAGAGAATGAATAAATAGTGTCGTCTGAGTATTTATTCAATTCTTCCAAATATTTCTTTACAGTCGTGATGCTTTCACCTGTAGAAGACATGATAGTCTTCATTGAGTCCATCTTCAACTGGTATTCCTGCCAACCCTGAGCAATTGGGTCTAACGCAAATGCTTTTGCAAGTTTAATACCTGTATCAATAGCCAAGTTCGAGATTCTATCGAATGTGTTTCGAGCAAGGCTTCCCAATAATGTAAACTTATTTGAGATGTTTTCTACACCATCGGCAATTTTGCTCATATCTACATTTTTGGAACCTTCCATTTTCTTAGTTAAGTCGTCGAAGGTCTGTAACGACTTTTTAGCTTTATTCAGGAAGTCGTCGTTTTCCATTTTCATACGAACAACAACGTCGTCTATTGGTCTACTACCTAGAGCCATGGTTATTTAACACCTCCCGTATATTTTTGCTAATACATTGTTGGATATCTGTCATTGACTTGGTAATCATAAACCTACCAGGATAGAACTTACCCCATCTACTTCCATGCCCAAACTCAAGCAGCCAGATGAATCCTGTAACTTCTTTGATATGAGCATCATTCGTGATGTTTATCTCAAAGCCGTTAGAAGTCTTCTTGGTAGTATGCTTCCAAGACCTAGCAGTTTCTCCAGTCCTAACTGGTGTACGCTTAGCTAGTATTTGGCATATCTCGGAACCCATCTTATCTAGGTTTTTACTAGGGTCTGCTTTAGCATATTGCTCTAATAGCTTGCGTACCTGAGTTCCCCCAGTAACCGAGATGTCTAATTTCATCAGATATACCTCCCTTCTTTCTTAAAGCGCTCTTGTCTTCGTCTGTTCTCGTCAACAATTCTGTCAGCAACCTTCTTACGGTCCTGCTCTGATTTCTCTCCAGATGCCGCATTTAGTTTACTAACTTCACCAATAAGCGCCATAAGTCTATTAATTTCCCATTTATCACACTCAAACGGAATTCGTGCTACAGCCATCATAGCATAAATCTCTTCAGAGGTATACATTCGTATTTTTCCGCCTGAATCCTTGCTATTAGCTTTGGTTGCTGTATGTGATGTCATGACGTAGTTCTCAAGTGCCGATAGTACGTCTGGCTGATTCAGATAAGCTCTGTTAAAACCAGGTGTGATACACATACATTCGTAATAAGATGCCATTTCCTCTGATGTGAGGGTTTCTTTAAACGGGTTTAAGTATGGTTTCTGCCATATAGCTTCCCATTTTGAAATAGCTTTAAGGGAGTTCTCAAATGAGAACAACCCTCCTTCGAGTCCGTCCTTAATCTTGAACTCGTTAGTCATGGAGTTGAACTCTTCCACCGGTTCTACTCTAATTTTTATCATTTGAGAACCTCCTCATGTTACTAAAAAATATAAGAGGGGAGGAAAGTATTAACTCTCCTGCTCCTCAGTTGTAATTACTCTGTCAACCTCATCAGTGATTTCATTTTCATCACTATCAGTAAGTCTAGCAACTATCCTGCTATGTATTACTGACGTTATTGGCAATAATATGGATTACTTCAGATGGTGTTAACAATTTAGAATCTTCTTCTTCTGTACCATAGACTGCATCACATAAAGCGTTGTAAGCAGCTTCTGTTTTAGCATTCTTTTCGATTGATACAGCAGAAGTTCTTGTAAGCTTAGCGATGTCGGCAAAGCTTCCACCTAAAGCTTTTAACTTAGTTTTGTCTTCTTCTGTAATATTTACAGGTGTATCAACAGTTGAGTATGCTACAGAGAATGTTGAAGTTTCAACGTTATCCTGTAGTGACTGAGACTGTCTTTCGAATGGTTTAGACGAAGCGTTCCATCTGAATGATAATTTTTCAGCTGCTTCAATACCATCCTGAGCGTTACCAACTAATGTACGCCATGCTAAACAGTAAGGTTTAATAGGTCCGCCTGAGATAGCAACACCTTCGCCACCAACACGTCCCATGTGAGTATCTAATTCATATGGGTAAGTTAAACATTCAACAGTACCATTGTTCTTAACTGCACCACGGAATGAAACGTAAACCATGTTATCAGCATATTTGTCGTTAGCGTCGCCGCCTTCTGGTGAATCTGAGATTGATGTAACACCATTCCATGCCACACCTTTAGTTCCTGCTACTGTACCAGGGAAGAAGACTGTTTTGTCGACCCCGGCTTCTACTTTTCTTTCGTTCAATTCATCGAACTGTAATTTTGCCATGATTGTTTTCTCCTTCTAGTTAAATTTTTCTTACAACCTCTACTGAGAATGACTTATGATATAAGCCATCTGAGGTATAAGAGCTATTCATACGTATATTTGGTATACTATTAAGCATATAGTGATACACTGGGCTGTCAGCATCTAATTCGATTAACGTAATACTATACACATCTCGTTCAATATATCTGACGTTGTCAGCATAGCTATCCCTAACTTCCCTAAGATTATACACAATACACGGATATAATATTTTTAAATTCTCTGGTGGTTCGAAGTATACTCCTTTTAATCCATTTTGATTTTTTATATCTAATAGCTTGCGCTGTAATTCTTTACGTGACTTAGACATCTCTGCCATTGTATACTCCTCCCAACGTGAATTCTATTCGGGGTATATCTATGTGATAAGACTCGATATTCCATTTAGTACCATATAGGTCTAAAAATACTGGTAGCCCCGCAGAGTCTTCTTCTTTCGTGCCCAGGAATATCCTGGCGAGCGTATCATATAATAGGATACTAGCTTTGGAGTTAATAGTAACTTCTCCGTTTGCGTTATTACTAATACTTCTAGAATATGATAGCTCCTCCAGGTCTCCCGCTACACTATATTTCTCTATACCCGCAGGTTGGAACTTTCCTGTAGGAAAGCCATCTTCATCTACAACCTCCCTAGCAGGCATTTGGACACCTAATATTCCTGCGAATTTACTCATTGATTAAGCTCCTTCTTTTTTAGCAGTAGTTAAAGTCATAGCTGCACGAGGTTTGTTTAATGCACCTGCCATACGTGTTTCGATAAGGTATTTCATTTTGTTGAAGTCGATATCGAAATCGTCGAACATGTCAACTTTACCTTTCTTTGGTACAGCGATTTCATAGTCTCTGATGTTAACTAAGATAGCTAAACCAGTACCATCCATGAAATCTGGAGTAACACACTTATCAGCACCTACTAAAGCTGCTAATTCTTCATCAGTTGCAGGTCTATTACCTACACCGTATAAGTAACGTTCATTACCATCTTTAGTTAATTCGATTTCAGTAGCTAAAGACATATCGATGTAGAGTGTTGGTTTACCACTACCTTTAAGGTGTTTACGGTTCTTCTTAACTTCTTCTACAAAGTTTGCTGCTGTTACTTCATATACTTTGTGGTTGTATAAATCGTCATCAGTAGCAATTGGTCTGATGTTATCTGGGTTAATCTTATCAGCAGAAGTGTCTGCTCTACCATCACCGATTAACATAGCTCTTACGATTTCTTCAGTTAATTTTTCTCTCATTAGAGGTTTAACAACCTGTACAATATCGAAATCGTCAATGTCTAACCAATCATCTCTATCAAATGATTCTTTAGCATATACAGTAGTTGGGAAAGTTCTACGGTTTAAAGTAGTGTAAACAGAGTCTAACTTTTCGCGTCCTTTAATGTAACCTTTAGCACGCGCTTCTTCAGCAGTGATGTCCATTAATCTACCGTGAACAGAAGTACCAGGTCTTGTATATGCACCGCTTAAGATAGCAGCCATAACTGAAGGTTCTTCATTTCTATAGATTTCTGGAGCTCCAGTATCCTGTTCGACTGTGAATAAGTTTTCAATAGAAGTAATACCGTGTGCTAAGAAATCTCCTTTGTGAGCTTCGAAAGCACCTTTAAGAGTGTTAGTTCCATTTCTAACTTCTGTGAACATAGAGTGTGCTAATACTTCTAATTCTTTGTTCTTTTTGTTTGCTTTACCATTCTTTTCGAATACGTTCATGTCTTCTTCTCCTTCTTCTCCAAAATCGCTGTGACTTACGCTATCTCCGTCATCTGAAGAGTCGCCGTCATCTGAATCATCTGAGTCATCTGTGTCATCATCTTCATCCTCACCATCATCTGGCATAAAGTCTAATAAGAATTCTGCTAACTCGTCGATTTGTTCGTCATTTAATTTGTCAATCATGTCTGCGATGTCTTCTTCGCCATCTGAATCAGCGAGTTTCTGAATCTTCTTTAATACCTTGGCTTTATCTTCTTCATCTAGAGATTCTAAGATGTCTTCGAATGTCTGGTCAACATCTACGTCATCATCAGCGCCATCTGTGTCGTCATTCTTAGGTTCTTCATCTTCCTCTGAATGAGCAATTGCATCTCTCATGAATAATGTAAAGTTTTCAGTTCCGTCATCTTCGAAACCTATATCCATTTTAGCGTTGGCTTTGATAGCTTTACCATCTGCTGAGTGAGCAATAATTGTATCAATCTTAGCGGCAGGGTTTGCACCCGCTAATACTAAGCTTACTTCTTTAATATCACCGTGTAAGATTTCATCTCTAACTGTACGTTCAATGTTTGTTGCGAATACAGATAGAGAATCCATATCACCATTTAAGACCGCTTCTTTAGCGTGCTTTCCTGACTTAGATTTGTTAAATACGCCCCAACCATAAACACCCTCTTCACGATTTTCTAAGTCCATATGACCTAGCTGATTTGTGATGTCATTGTGGTTGTGCATATACACGATTGGTACTGTCATGCCGTCGCATTCTTTAAACGCATTTTGACGGATTGTAGTACCATCTGAGCAGAGGATGTCATTCTTAGTTACCCATCCTCCGAAGTCGTACTGCTTGTGTTTTTTGTTCATCCTTCTTCTCCTTCTCCGTTAATAAGTTTGTTATACGTTTCTTCATCCATAACCGGGGTATCCTCTCCCTCAGGAGGCACTTCACCTTCTGGTAACATTTCTGCACCCATATCCATAGGGAGGGCATTAGGGTCTGAAATGTTAGGGTTAAACAGAATGTCTGCTAGAGGGTCTTCAGATACTTTGAGTCCTAGAATTGCACGTCCCTCATTTGTAGTAATCATAGTAGATTGCTTCAAGACACTAAGCGTTGTAGCTAACTGCTCGAATGGAACTAAAGCAAACATGTCTTCATGGAATGTGAACTTATGTCCTTGAGAGCGGGCTGTCTTTGTAAGGAATTTACGATTTAGCTCCAACGTCAGAGCTCTAACTATAGGCGTAATAGTACGTTTGTAATACGTCTTAAGTTCTTGCTCTGTCGCTGTGCCGTCAAATATAGATTTTGTCATACCTAACTGATTGAATAATTCGTTTCGCAAATTCTCAATTTCTTGTACAAGTGAACTAGCCACTTGCCCTGAAAGTTGAGTAATCTTTTCTGTCGCGTCAACGTATGCAATACCATACGGGTTTTCCTGAATCTGTTTTATTAGGTTGTCTACTCTGTCTTTAGCTATCTTCTTTTGAGCGTCGGTTTTAACAGGAAATGGTAATTGTAAAATCATGTTGAGCTTATCAGGGCTCTGGGCATTATCAATCTTATCAATAAGTGCCAACTTGTGCGTTAATCGAGACAACGTAGAATTTCCTGTATTCATCACTTCATAGAACGGATTATATAAAATTCCTACTTCATTTTTGTTCATTACCAAATCTTGCTTATCACCGATTAATTCATTGTAGACTTCTAACTTTACAGTTCTTGGAGCCCATTCCTGAACAGTTCCAACTCGTATGGTTTCTATGTTAAACGCTGTAATCTTAGCACCTTCTGAAACACTTCTGTATTCTCCAAGTGTACCATATCTATCATCAAAGTCGGTAGGGACAATCGCGCAAACCCCTTTATCCATCATTGTGAAGATTAGGTCCTGGATAAATGCTTGAGATGTTTGGTCAATGTTAGCTTCCAGATTTAAACAATTTTCAAGACCCGAGTCAATTACTAGTTCAGTGTTCTGGTCACCATCAGTTCTAATGTGATGGAATTGCGTACTTGACACGTCTAAGGCGATACGATTCACAATTGTAGTTAGTATGGTCCTTCTAGTAGAGGCAGAGCTTGTAATAGGTCCTTCTCTATAAGAAACGTTTATGTGGATTGGAGTATTTGTCGGATTTCTGTTGAAAATGTTTAGTTTCATTAACCCGAATATACCTCCCTGTGTGACGTATAGGAAACCCATGCATCCAGTAATGCAGCAACACAGTCGATTTTCTCGATAGCGCGTCGCTTAGATAATTTCCTATTGCCATTGTTGTCCTCTATAGTAATAGCATTACCCATAGAGAACTTCATAAGCTCTTGGTCGAAATAAAGTAATCTGTATTCAGCCAAGTTCTTAAGTTCACCCAAAGGAACAGACTCTGTCCTAGCTCCCTGAATGACTTTATCCACGTAGAATGCACTATATTCGGTCTTCCATCTCTCAATGAAATACTTAGAGTTATAAGGGTCATAACCGACTGAAACAACGTTGTACTGATGCTCCGCTATATATGTCGTTAAGTCGTCGTACACGTTCTCCATATCGAGTACTCCCTTAGGCATCTCTATTAGCGATAATTCTCCGTAGAATTCTTTGTATTTCTCCTTGGTGGCTTCTGGTAATTTTGCTACCTTGTTAGAGCTAACGTAAGCTCTTGTCTTAACTCCAAACCTCGAATTCCCCAATGGAAACAAAAAGGTAAATGCACAGAAATCATCACCTTGAGAAAGGTCACAACCCATGGCACATTCTAAACCATCGAAATCCTGAGGCGGATGAGGTAGCGTCTCTTCATAGTTGAAGAAGTAAGAGAAACCTTCAGCAGGAATACCAAAACGTTTAGCCAATACTTCGGAACGCTTATCTGGACGTTCTTCAGCAACCTGAACTTCTTTCTCATATGTTTCATATGTAACAGTGGCTCCTAGGTTTGGATTGGCTTTGAGCCACATTTCTGGGTCGGCAATTTCTCTTATGGAATCTAGCTTGTAATACCAGATAGAAGTACTTGGGTCATAGATTTCGCCTCGTAGCTTCTTCTTGAGTTCCATTTTGATTGTATCGCCGATACCGTCTCGGACAGTACCTTCCGAGCTTGTCGCAATTAGCAGATAGTCTCCTGTCTTAGCAGCACCCTGTTGGATAGCCAAGATTGGGTCATCTCTAGTATCTCCAGATAACCACTCGTCGACTGTCGAAGTGTGAAATCGGTAACCCTGCAACTTATCTACAGACATGGGTCTTATAACCAAGTTAGAGTTTGTCAACTTGTTTGAAATACCCTTATTTGTAGCTACTAATTTCTGAGAACTAGCATCATTCCTAGTAGAGAGTTTGCTCCCTGAAGTAAGACTCCTTAGGAGCGGACCTCTACTTTTAATCATCGCAGTAACAATAGGATTCAGAGTTTCATGGGATTGGTCTCCTGTTGGAGATGTTGCTAATTGCTCTTGGGTAACAGGACCACAAAGCTGATATGCTTGTATAGACGAGCCATACATAGTCTTAGAGGCACCTCTCCCCACTATTAGAAACTGGTTCTTACGAAGACGGTGTTTTACTCTTCTATATTTCCATTTCTTTGTTGTCGTATCGTAATACTTCTCTTCAACAAAGTGGAACCAACAAAGTAAGTCTTCTGCCCAGAGTCTAAACGATGGTAATAAGAACATTGGTGAGCCATCCGACAACACCAACTCGTTCTCACAAAACTTAATATAACCCTGAAGAGGCTCGTAGTCATAGTAATAACGAGGGTCTGCAATAAGGTCATTAATTCTATTCATTTGGAGAGAGATTTCCTCATTTACGGGGATTTCGCCTCTCTCCACTTGACTTCTAAATTTTGCAAATTCAATAGGAGTCGCAGTGTTAGATAACATTGTACGCCTCCTTTCGTGTTAGTTCTTAGCGGCGTTATCGATTACTCCATCCATAAACTGTCCTAATTTCTTTTCGTCAGTAATTAACTCTTCGAACAGAGTAGCATAGGCAATTGAGTAAGAGAAATCTTCTCTAATCTTAGCTGATTTCTGGAAACGTTTACCGTCCGCTGTTTTCTCACCATATGCTGATAAGATGAAATCTTCTAGGAAGTTGATAATAGTGTCAGCTCTTCCTTCTTTCAATGTTCTGTTAATAAACTGAGATAACGCTTGTGCAGTAGAATTCTGGTCACGAATGTCTAAATTTGTGTAGTCTGAGTATTTAGAGATGAATCTTGTGACTTCTACGGTAGACATATGGAAGTATAAATCTTCGTTCTGGTCTTCTCCGTTGAAATCGATATAGTGTAGTCTTTTTTTTAACATTTTGTATTCTCCTTATATTTTGTTATTTCTTCTTTTGATTACTGTTAGAGGAATTCTTTATTGAATTAAAAAGGTACTCTACAGCCATTCTACTACCTTGTCTAGAGATTTCTCTTGGAACATCTTCTTGTAGATTTTTCTTTAAATTCTTAACCAAGATACCTTTTTTAGCTTCTTTAGCAAATGCAGCTTTTGCCTGTGGAGACTGTTTAATTTCCTCAAGGTATTGTCTCTCAGCACGTAGTCTTTCTGTTCTTGCTATGAGGTCCTGAGTAGATAATTTAGAAATTGATTTTGAATCGTAAGGGTCTCGACCATTATAGGTCTTCATACCATTACGGAATTCCTGTTCTTTCTGCAATTCCTTCTGAGCTGCTTTCTTCTCTTTTCTTTTCTTCAAGAATTCACTAATCTTAGAAGTTTTTGCCGGTTTATTCTTTGTAGAACCTTTGGCTCTTGCAGGACCACGTCCTAATCTAGCTCTACCTTCTGGTGTTAGTGTACCATCCTCATACTGGTATCTTCTAACGCCATGCTTCTGACCTTTGATACCGTGGTGGCTAATACTATCATGTTTTACTGATTTAGATGACATCTTAGCGCTGAAGTATGTCTTAGCATCCTTAATCTCTGGTGCTTTTGATGGTTTACGGTATGTAGTTGTAGATTTCTTGTTGGACCTTTTTTGAACATTTTGGATAGCGTTTCGAATAGTAGCTTTCTTAGGTGTTGCTACCTTTTTAGTTTTCTTTTTCTTAGTTTTTACAATTGCCAGTCTTAGCTTATTCTTCTTACTCTTTCTGCTTTTCTTACTCTTCTTGCCCTTCTTACTAGAGCCTTTCTTTTTAGACGAACCTTTACCTTTCTTACCAGAGCCCTTCTTCTTAGATGAGCCCTTACTCTTACCTTTACCTTTTCCTTTACTCTTCTTAGACGATTTTTTCTTGGAAGATGAGCTCTTCTTCTTTTTCTTCTTAGAAGAGGATTTCTTTTTATCGCTTTCTGCGCTTGGTGATGGTAAAATCGGTTGTTTTGTTGGTGTTGGTTCTGGGTCTTTTGCGGGAGCCGGCTGTTTGTTGACAATAACCTTCTTCATCATTGTTCTACCTGAACCATCATTCAACGGAACCTGCACAACACGATATTCCTGGTTTGGTCCAAGTTTACTTACACCAAGACCTACCCCTAAACGCTGTCTACCTAAGGCTGTAAGAGAACCGTCGATATTCTGGTAACGTCTAACGCCATGTTTCATACCTTTTACACCATAATGTTTAATGCTGTCGGACATAACTTCTACCCTCCTTTCTAATTTCTCATTTCTTCGTTATAACGAATCCTTTCTTTTGCCTCATCAATCCAGTTTGAGTAGTATTGATTCAAGGATTGTGGAGGCGGGTCAAATACCATCTTCGTAGATAGGAAGATGTATCTCTTTGCGTGTTTTAATAAAGCAAGTTTAGCCTCTTCGCTTGCAGAGGCATCAAATAATGAATCCCATGTAGATTCCTTTGTAATTTCAGCATTTTGATTCACATAATTTGTAAGCTGCTGAATGTCTGAGAATAACGAATCTATAGTTTCAAGTAATTGGTCATCAAACATGTTAAATCCTAATGTCTGATTTAATGTCAAATACTTTTTAACATCATCGAGTACGTTATCTTGTAAATTCATAGTTTTATTTCCTCCCATAACTTTGTATCTCCTGGTCTCCTTTCTATGATTCCAGAGATTGGTTTTTCTCTATAGTAGTGAATCTTGTTGTGAGTGTCATAACTAACCGTAATAAGGTTCTCTGGGTCGAATAACTTTGGACTTCGTTCCCAGACATCTTCTAAAGAGATGGGATTAATGTGATGGACTAGTGGCACATCTTCAATGTCTAATCCATGAATTCCTAAATCGCATCCTAAGTCTCTTTTAATAATATCGTTCCTCGTTCTCTTCCATATACCGGATTTATAAAACGAGTTCATTAGTTTTCTTTCTTGTGGACTTGGGTTACGATTAAATGTTTGTAAATACTTCAAACGTTCTCCATACGACTTGAGCGTCATTAATTCAGAGTACGTTCTAGCATAAGTTGTTGCCATAACCGTAATCTCTTAGAGCATTGAGCATATTTTCGTAATCTTGTACCTGGTTTGCGTCACTACGAACCTTATCGGCTTTAGTCTTGATGTATTCCATTTGCTCTCTTAGCATGATACTGCGAATTCTATGTTCTTCAGTTGCTAATTTTAGGAAATGGGTAATGACTGATGGTGACGCCGTACCATCTCTAAGCTGTTGTTCTGCCACATCGAGAGTCAAATCGATTAACTGTTGCTCTCTTTGCTCATAAGTGTATGCTGTTAGGTCAGTTTTGGCTTTTCTTGCCATAGTTATACCTCCTTCTGGGTTAGTATTCTACAACTACTTTGGAGTAGTAAATATAAATTTTCGATTTTTGAGGTCAAAAAAATTTGCCTCGCAACTTTCTGAAAAAGGGGGGCGATGAAGGGAGGGCGGCAGAAGAGGGCTGACCCTCCCCCCTGCTAGAATATAAAACTTTTCTAGCCCTCAGCAGGGAGAAGTGGTGCAGGAGTGTCTGCGTAAGCCTTGGCATAGAGCCCTTCGTCGTCGTTGAGGACTGTCTCAAGGGAGGCATAGGCATAGGCTGCCTCGAGTAGCCCTTCATCATCTGAATATCCAACTAACAGCTCAACCATGCGAGCAAGGTAGTTGGTAGTGTTATAACCATGACGTTCGTCCCATGCATTCCATTCATCAAAGTGGGTGTGCGGGTTAAATGGATTGTCTACTGTAGTGATGAGCCAGTCATCCTCGTAGTCTGTCATGGCAAATGCTAATACTTCTTCTTTAGTCATGTTCTTCTTCCTCCTTCCTTAGTCGCCATTGAGTGCATTGTTTACTTGAGAGACTGTGAGACCAAGAGCCTTTGCAATCTCAGCTTGAGTGTACCTACCTTGCATACTCTTAATCTGTGCTATTCTTGATGCTGATAGAGAAGTCTTCTGTCTTGGTGTGGCATACTTACGAACTACTTCCATGTCTGACTCTTTAAGTAAGGCATTAAGTCTTGTACTAGATATAGCTCCTGCCTCGACAGCTTCCCACTCTTTCTCAGTGAAAATAATTTTGTTCTTGCCTGACTGTGAACCTGTAGCAGCACGTGCTGCTTTAGTTGTTTGCGTTCGCAACTTCGTAGCATCTTCTGGGTCCATTCGTCCATTCTCATCGAGATATAAAGGGCGCTGAGAGTAGTAGTACTTGTTAGCTAGTAGCTGAGCCTGTCTCTCTCTAGGTTTGTTAGCTACTGAGTTGTTATACTTCTCATTAATGGATTTAACTTCTTTTTCATATTTGCCTCCCTTAGCAGCTAAAGACTTATCATACTTAGCTTTAGGGAGAGAATCAGCAATTGCCTGCGCTTTCTTCTGATATGCTTTCATCTCGTTGGCATAGTTTGCATATGCAATTTCAACACCATTTGTTTTATCTCTTACGAGAGTCATAGCATCATCAGTTATACGCATTCTCACGTCTTTAGTAGTCTTAACCTTACCAGTCTTCTTGTCAATGACAGGATTACCCTTCTTATCAATAACTGGAATATCAACCTGACTACGTGCTTTAGATACGATTGTAGCAGCACCGTTTCTCTTTTTCCCTGTGGTAGGGTCTACATGACTCTGATACTTCTCAACCAATTCAGCAATACGATTATCTTTTGCTGACTGTTTGTAGTCATACTTATGTTTAAGCGCATCGATTACTACCATCGAATGTCTTACGGCTCTCGCTAATTCATCTGCTGTAGGTTTATTCTTAGCAAGAGACATATCTGTAATAAGGTTAGATACAATTCCCATCTGAAGATTACGAGTCTTCTTACTCATAGTCTCTCTGTTAACTGCATATATTCCTGGGTCGAAATCTCTAAGACCTTCTAAAGCTTTAGCGGTCTTGATGCTTCGGTTATTGTTAGGGAATACATAAGCTGTATCACCATCGAAGTCTGCACCAGATAACTTTCTGGCAACAGATGGATGAATACCAATAGCATCGAGAGCGTTCTTACCAATATGCTTAACACCAGACTTAATGTTGTTGTTAACAGTAACTTCAGCTGCTTCGAATCTACCTGCATGTGGATAACGAACCAATACAACTCGTTCACCATTCTTGTAGTTAGGTGCAAAGATTTGATTAGGATTAATATCTGTAAGTGGTAAGATAACCTGGGCTCTTGTTCTAGCTAACCCTTTAGCTTTAAGTTTAATAGCTCTAGTCTCACAAGAACCTGCAAAGTCTTCTAATAATTTCTTACGAACTACGGGATTTGGTATAGACATAATTTCATCAAACTCAGATTTAACTTGTTTGCTTGTAGCTTTAAGTCTATCTTTAACTAAAGCTAATGGCTGTTTAGATAAGAACTGAGCTGACATTCCTGATGACCATTTGTTCCAGTCACCTTCCTCGTTAACAATATTTAAGTAACCCTTCTGTCTGTTAATAACAGCACCAAATGGGTTCTCGGGATTGTTCTTTAATTCTTTAAGAACTTTCTCACGAGGGGTTCCTTTTGCTTTGTTTGTGTTGAATATTACGTCTACTCCTTTAGGCATCTTGTCGTTGTAATACGCCATACCTTTTAGATAGGAGTTGTCTCCAACTGCGATACGAACCTGAGCATAATGCGACTTACCTAAATCAAGTCCTTCTGCTCCTGGTCTTAATTCAATAGTACCATCTCTGTCTTCACCGCCGTCTTCTTTGTAGCGAATCTTGACACGGTCCCAACTAAGATGTTTTGGAGGTTTAATACCCTGTATTGTCATACCGTGGTCTTCGGTATATACGTTTGGTGCAACAATCTCATCTCTATGGTTTTTCCAGATATCCTGCTTATCGGGATTCTTAGATAAAACTTTAATGGTTGTTGTTTTATTTGGGTCGTCTAATCTTCTCTGGTTAATAGTAGTTACATAATAACCTTCGTCTTGTAACATCTTTAACGACGCGTTAAGTTTAGTCTGAGTAATACCCATACCAACTTCAACACCTTTACCAACATCGATATAACCTTTTTCGTCTACCAGAGTTTTCAAGCTATCTTTCACGTTAGCAATTTGTTTACGGCTTGCTTTCTCTTTGGAAGTTAATTCGGATGGGTCTTTGTTAATAATGTTATTAATCTTTGTAACAGATTTGATTCCTGTAGCTGCAGAAATCTCTTTAACAGTACTTCCACGAGCATGCATTGCTAAGACTGTTTCTCGCTCAACATTCAAAGTTATCTCTTTTGCAATTGATACTTGTTTACGTAATTCAGTAGTTGACTTGAATCCCATGTTTTGGGCTATTTGACTTTCTGTTAAACCAGAATCTTTTAGACGCTTATACTCCTTTCTAAAGGAGAAAGCACCTTCGTGCTGATTAGGGTCTTTTCCTGAACCCCATGGATATCTACCTGAACGACGCTTAACACCATAATGGGCTATTAAATCTTCGTCCACTTCGATTTCCATACCTAGATATTCTTTCTTCATGCTTACCTCCTAAAATTTTTAGAAATCTTAATAATGCTTTTTGACAAAAAAAATACAGAGTGCCAAAATATAAGGAAGTTTTGGATTTGTTAATAAATCTATTAACTCCTCTAAAAAGTTTTTTAAACTTTCAAAACTCCCTTTCTCTCTATTATAGGCGTTGTAAAAAATGTTAACACCTTTTTTCGGTTATTAACATTCTTAATAATGTTTTTAACATTCTTAATAGAGTTTTTGACATTCTTAATATCAATATAAACGTATTATTGGGTTTTTAATGCGTTTATAATCATATCTGAGTTTATAATGATATCCATTAAATTTCTAATATCGTCATAATACCAGTGTTCTTCCTTGTAAGTACCAAACTGATAAATTCTAAAAATGAAGTTTAGGTCTTCCGGTTCCTTTTGGTATTCCAAACAGAACAATGCGGCATAAATACCCAACTGAGTAAAACCTGCTTCTTTGTCTCCTGTCTTCAAATCGAAGATATATAAATTCTTTCCTTCGACCTTAATAGCATCTGCTGTACCAAAACAGTTATAAGAGTAAAACAAAGGAATCTCACTTTGCATTTGTAAATCTATACAGTCGTTAACAAATAGACTCAATGTGCTATTAGCACCAATGTCTAATTTATTCTTTGACTTTATAAGCCTTGATGCTAAATCATGAAGAAACGTTCCTTCTTGCTTCTTTTGATTATTCAACCATACAGTCCTTAATCTGTCTGGTGTATATCTAGTCCACGTAGACCTAGATGGAGAGAGGAATGCGTGCTTCCCCTCTATGTCCTTATGATAGTTGAATCTCCAGGTCATTCAATACCTCCTTTTCGTTTTCGGGATATATGAACGACGCATATCCCATTTTATCTAATTTATTCACATAATAATCCTGGTTTGGTCTATGTGAAGCGTTTTCACTTTTTTTAACTTCTAGCATTCCCCATTTGTCTTTGTTTAAGATAAGTAAATCAGGAATACCTTGTTTGTATGTTGGGTCATTTTTTAATACGACACTGGAGGGAAACTTCTGACCAAGCTTCTTAATTAAAGTTGCCTGATAGTCCCTCTCACTCTTGACGTTCCTGGGAACAGGTTTTGGTAATGCGTATTCTTTCTTACCCCATGATGCCTCATTGAATTTTTTCTTATTTTGTACTGCTCTCAATATTGCTTGGTCTATCGACGAACGACTATACAAGTAATAGTAATATAAATTCGTATAAGGTGTATTAATTCTATCTATTCTTCCTTCAGCCTGTTCAACCATTCTAAAGGAATAATTCAAAGAATAGAATATAACTACATTTGTTGTTATACAGTTCCATGCCTCAGCGGCTGAGAAATGAACCACATAACACCATTTATCACCTATAGGTACATCCTCATGTTTGTGACCATTCCATTGCTTATATGGAATATTCAGACTTTCTAGGATATGCTCTATAATCTCTAATTCATAGTTATAATTGTAGAACACAATAGTCTTATCATTCTCTTTGAGAATATCAACAAACTTCTGTTGTCTATCCTTAGATTCTGAAACTATACGTCTTGAGAGAGAAACTAACTGAGATGGATTTTCTATAGGTTCGTTATCATATGGGTCCCAATGTTCTTTGAATACTTTAGTGTACATATCAACGTCATAATCTGCCTTTATATAGATTCGTTTACGTATTGTCCTTCTAAGCACGTCCATTGTCACGACAATCTCCTTACGGTGTCTTTCTAAGATATCAACATTGTGATACTTCTTAACCTTGGGGAACTTAACATATGGGTCATACTCAACATGTTGCCTACAGAAGTCCGTCTTATTTCTATAGAAACCATTAGCTATAAATAAAGTCATGAAATCCATCCAAACATCTGCCGGGGTTGCTGATAGAAGAATCCATTTATTAAAACGTGCAATAAATATAAATGTCTTAGCCCATTTACCATATCCAGAAATTTTGGTTTCGTCGAAGATAAAAAATGAATCTTTAACATTTTTGTATTTTTCGATGTTATTCCATGAATCCACAACAATATCATCAACAGGTAAGTTCAACAGCTTCGCTTCTTGATACCATTCGTTAGTATTTCTCTTCTTAGCTGTTGTGATAACATACAGTTTCAAATTTGAGTGATTCTTAATATAATAGCTAAGAGAGGTGAGAGTTTTTCCACTCCCAACTCCTCCCATTAGCACACAACCATTATGCATCTTCTCTATGGCTTTTTTCTGTTCTTCATAAAGCTCCATAGATAGACTCCTATAACTCGTAAGTATTCATGAATTTTGAAACATCAACAAACGCTTCAAAGTTGTTAGCCCAAGCTGTTCTCTTACCTGGGTTATCTTTTGGGTCATACTCCCACGCATTGAATGTTAAATTCATTTTTACAATAGGTAAATTATCTAACTGCCCTAACGTATTTGCATTTAATTGTTCACTTTCTAAAATTTCATTTGTTTCACTATTAAATTTAGTTAATGTGAAATGATTAAACTGAGAATTAGCATTAACGTTAATCTTTAACTTGTACTGAGGCATATATGATTCAGTATCCTTGGTTGGGTCATTAGCAATGCTATCTGGAACATAAGGGTCTTTAACATTTAACCCTGCGTCTCTTAATACGTTTGCCTGTTCCTCAGAAACATAAATGTGGAAGTTTCTCTTTCCT